TTTTTCGGTCACAACGAAATGTGCAGACCACTACACTAAGATCACCATTGATTGGCGGAAGCGGGCGGAGTTGAACCCCCAAGGCGTTATTAACGCTCAACTGTTTTCAAGACAGGTACCGTCGCCAGTCGGTTTGCGCTTCCAGTTATATTACCTAAAAGTGGCGTCTCAGGAGGGATTCGAACCCCCACGAACAGTTTTGGAGACTGTCATGCTACCATTACACCACTGAGACATTACTGGTAGAGAGTGTGGGATTCGAACCCACGGAACATATTTCTACGTTCGACGGTTTAGCAAACCGCTCCCTTCGGCCTCTCGGGCAACTCTCCAAATGCTACGGGACGCATAGTTGCTGTCGTTTAAGAGCCTAGCGTACTCCGCTGCCCTCCCTATGTTGTCGCCCTATCCTGGCGACTGTGTTTGGCGGTCCCAAGGAGAATTGAACTCCTGCCTGGGCAGTGACAGTGCCCTATACTTACCACTATACTATGGAACCAAATTTGTGCTATGTCCAACCTTGCAAGTAGGACTCTAGTCGCAGTCTGAGAGGCCATCCTGCCACAGCGTAAAGCGAGACTGTGCATCTTGGTTGCGGGTGAGGGAGTCGAACCCCCAACTCCAGCTTATGAGACTGGTTAGATGCCATTTCTACAACCCGCGATTGTTTGGTGGGTGTTGATGGTAACGCTCCACGAACTCAACTTCCCATCTCTTAGAGTAACGGATTTACAGTCCGCCGACGGGGGCAACACCCTTTGTTTGGTACGGGTAGCAGGGATCGAACCTACGACCTAATGGTTAAAAGCCATTTGCTCTTCCTCTGAGCTATACCCGCATTTATAATTATTTTATATGTTTTACTGGCAACTTTACTCATTAAAATAAATAAAAATGGTACACCGTATGGGAGTCGAACCCATCTTTTTACCTTGAAAGGGTAACGACCTAACCGATAGTCGAACGGTGCAAAATGTGTACATCAATTGTTAATGAACATTTAAGTGTTAACTTGCGTACAAGTCATTCAATACAAGCATTATATGTGATGACTGATTAATTGTCAACCTGCTGTACCATCTCTATGAAATCTTGACTTCCTAAATAATTTTGACCATTGTTTACTTTGTATGCAAGATTAGGAATAGTACCCTTTAAATGCTCTACGAAAAGCCAATTTAATACAGTGCTATCTATTTTTTGCCCTGCTTCTATAACTTCAAGATAAGTTATACCTTTTTTTAGACGTTTAGTTATGATAACCTTTGATAAGCTAGGCTTCATCCATTCTGGTATACTATGGTTTACTAACCATTCGCACTTATAAGTTTTACAAGGTTCTTCAGGGCGATTTTTATAAATAGTACAATTGTTTTCGCCTTTATAGTGACACATTTTTCCTGAAAAAAAGTTATACCCGTATGCTTCACCTTCTAACCAACCTTCACAACATGCAGTACAAGTACCACACTGCCTCGCAGGACCTAACATTGTTACAGGAATATTCAATTTTTTCATAATATTTAACTTATACTTTCATCATATTGAAACACACTAAGACTTACAACTGCGCCTAAACGGACGACTTACATCTGCTTAATGTGCTTGAATATAGTGTCGGCTACTTGTTCCCACAAGCCCCAACTTGAGTTGTTACCCTGTCCGTGCCTGTTCGTCTGAAGGCCAATCACATCTCAACATTTACCACACCGGATGAAAGGCCCGAAGGGAGGTCGTTGAGCTAACCTAGACTACTAACGTAAGTCCAACCGCCTACTTACTGACCGGCGTAGGGCCGGGGATACTTCAAAAATGGTGCCCGTAGCCGGACTCGAACCAGCACGCCTGTTAAGCGAGGGATTTTAAGTCCCTTGTGTCTACCGATTTCACCATACGGGCAAAACTTTGTACTTCAACTTTTAAAGATCGTTTACTACAGAATACAAGCATTATATACGAACTACAATTTATTGTCAAATTTTAATTGCTACATTTGGCAAAACTGCTTATCAGTGCAAAACCACATTGCAATAGTTCCCCTGTTACCCTTTTCTATTTTAGTTACTCCATGAGCAGACCTAGAGTCTCCTGTAAACATAACCAATGTTCCTGTCTTTGGAACAGAAAAGTAATCAGTTTCATTTGTAACTTTGATAAAAGTTTTACCCCCAATATAATCATCATTAAGATATAAAATTGCAGAATATTTACGCATATTTAAATCTTCTCTATTATTAGAGTTGGAGCCATCATCTACATGTCTCTCCATGCTTTGCCCTTCACGCCATAGTACTAAATCACAAAAATGTGGATAAACTTGTACCTTGTGGATAGTTGTTAACAACTCTGCTACACTGTAGTTTATTTCAATTACTTTTTTATTAAGAGCTTTGTTATCAATATTATAATAAAAAACATTGTTTCCAATGAACCATGGCATATTGTTATCATTATAATAAGGACAATTTGTCTTACCTAATAAAAAATTGTAGGTTTTTTTACAAAAACTCTTGTCTACAAAATTGTCAACAACTGTTATAAGGTCTGATATTTTCTGCATAAATTTGGTGGACGATGACAGGTTCGAACTGCCGACCTATGCCTTGTAAGGGCACCGCTCTACCAACTGAGCTAAACGTCCAAATATTTGGTCTCGGATGTGGGATTCGAACTCACGACCTCCTGCTCCCAAAGCAGGCATTCTAACCAAACTGAACTAATCCGAGAAATATTAATTACATTAAACTTAAATTTGTAGCAATAGCAACTCTATGTTTGGTATCGTTTTCTTCTTGTGAAACACTATGTAAAAGAAAACTAGGTATAATTATCATATCATCTTCTTCTACAATTATATCATAATGACTACAAACTAAGCTATGAAATGGGTTTTTAATATCGAATTTGCTATCCCTTAATGTATTTAACTCCTTAGGAAGATAATCATATAAAGGTAAAGGATTATGGAGTCTTAATGGCGCACTATTTTTTCCAACACTAATATAGTGTACACAAGCAAAATATATATTTCCATTTAAATGATTATGTTTTTTAAAATCATTGCTCTTATTCTTCATAACTGTAATGTTTTCAATTTCAAATTGATAAGAGATAGGTGCTTTGTTAGGAATGTTTGAAACTAAATTTTTAAAAATCTCATCATAAACATTAACCAAACTACTTAAATCTACCTTATCAAATTTTTCATTATCCCAATCATTATAATAATGGTGTAATTTACTTTGAGTATCATGCTTATTACGAAATGGTTGTTTCCTGTAATTTTTAATTACTGTATTAAGAATAGTCTTTTTATCAAAAGAAGTTGGATTAACTTTAACTTTTATGACTGGGGTATAAAATAAATTGTAAATTGTAAACATATAGTATATAATAATGGCCTGACCGGAGGGATTCGAACCCCCGACCAATGGATTAGAAATCCATTGCTCTATCCTACTGAGCTACGGTCAGAATACGAACCTTGGCTCACCGACCTGGGCTCGAACCAGGGACCGACGGATTAACAGTCCGGCGCTCTACCAACTGAGCTATCGGTGAATAGCTTGGTGCTGCATCCCGGATTCGAACTGGGCACCTACTGCTTACAAGGCAGTTGCTCTACCGAATGAGCTAATGCAGCGTTAATCTATTTACAGATAATACACTAAGACAGGTTTTTTGTCAAGTTTTTTGTCAGAAGTTTGTATATATTTTTAAGACAAAATTAACCTACTATGTTTAGGTATTCCAGCTAATAAATAATTCATTTGGTCTGTTAGGATATTGCGATTTTGCAATATCATGTTTTCAAAATGATTTGGAACATATGGCACATACAATATTTCCATTCTAGCTTCTTTCAAAGTATGATTACCTTTTTCGCTATTACATTTTTTACATGCAGTAACTACATTCATCCATTCGTTTTTGCCACCTTTACTTTTTGGGACAATGTGATCACGGCTTAATTGATTATGATTAGCGAAATGCTTTCCACAATAAGCACAAGTGTTTCGATCTCGTCCAAACAAGGTACGATTGCTTAATGATACTCTACCATGTTTATATGGATCGAATCCATGGCCTTTTATAGCTATAATGCTAGTAGTTTCAATGTAACTAAGTTCACCAGTTTTCTGATGACCACCGCGGTATCTAGCCACAATGTCACCCATTGTCCAAGAAACTGCTTTTTTAGCATGATATGTTATAGCATTATCATAGCTGATCCACTGTCTTGGAATTCCTGTAACGTCAAGGGCTAGTACTGACATTTTAACCTCCTATTGTTTTACCTTACGTAATGTGTCCTTTCTTATAAGGACTTCTCGATTAGTGCCCATTTTAAAAACTCTAATGTAATCTATCCCATCAATGGTTCTTGTCTCAGATTTTGCTGGACATACATACTTTTCACCATTAATAATGTTTTCAAATACTAATTGCTTCATAATATCTCCTTTTTGATTTTCCAGCAATAAAAAAAGGTTAGTAAACTAACCTTTGTATTTAGAATCCTAAATTTTTTCGTCGAACAAAACTTAAATCATAACTGGTAGCACTAATAGGATTGCCTTGTATATTAAATGGGAACTCCCATGGTTGACAATTTCTCCAATTTGGTCCCCATTTTTTAGTCATATACTCTAACTCATTTATATAACGACCATGATCAATTTTGTCTTTTAATGTCATATCTTGGCGCCATGTTTGTGACCCGCTTATCCCATACTCAAAAGTGCCACCATGCTTATATGGTATTCCTACTGATAAATGACGTTTAATAGGCTTTATCAAAAAACGCATTTCATAATCAGTATCTTCTGCATAACCAGGATAAAAGTTCTCATCAAATAAACCAAAATCTCGCACAACCCAATCACGTATTAAAAATAAACTATAGCCACCCATAAAACTTGTAGGCCCACCATGTCCATGCACCATACCATAGATTGGGTCACTCGCTAAACTTACCATTTTATCTAAAAAACCTTCAGTAAATTCAACATCGTGATTTGTTATAATCCAATATGGACTATTCATAAACAACTTAATAATTAAATTCCAAGCTCCAGAACATCCAATATTACGTGGCAAATGTACAGGATGAAAGTTTTGTATATAAGGATGTGGTTTATTACACAATGAATTAATATCATCGGTTAATTGTCCACGCCCATTATTATTAATAATAACAAAATTTTCAGTTGGATAATTTACACTGGCAATAAGTTTTTCTAACCAACTTACAGTATTAACAATAGCTGTACCGATCACAGGTATTTTATTCAAGTTGTCTCCGTGTCATGAATGCATGTAACTTTATTAATACATACACTGCGTAAACTATTACTTATCATGTATTTGCGACAACGTTCCCACATATCACCATCACCAGGCAATGTTTTGCTATCTATGGAACCATTATCAAGCCACAAATCTCTATAACGTAACGGGATCTTTGCAAAATTCATACATACACTAGAATGAACGATTTGGTTATAAATTGGATAAAATTTAACATATTTTTCTAGAGTTTCAAAAATAATAGGCAATGTAAATCCTGTTACATGCTTTGCCCTTGTACAAATAAAATCTGCTCCGGTAATTTCAACACAATTAACGATTTCTTGTAAATGATTGTTCTCCCATAAATCGTCATGATCTAAACGTGCAACATATGAATACCCACAGTCTATAGCATAATCTATAGCTTTATTAACCGTATTAACTCCACCATACTTCCAAAGAGTTTTTTTATCTTTATGAAGCTGACGTTCTCTAGCATAAGGTATATTCTTAAAAATTATTTTATCACTAGGATATTTTTTAATAAGTTCTACCACTTGGTCTTCGTTAGTATAATGATCTCCATACAAAAATACTTTAAAATTTTTATAAGTTTGATTAAAAACACTATCTAACGTTTTTTCTAATAATTTTATTGTTGATCCATCTTCTTTATAATAAGTTGCTATACAGATTGCAATAGGAATATCAAATCCAGGTAATTTATCTTTTTTTCTTATTACAAAACAATTACCGTCTTTAGCTTCATTTGTGTCGCCTTTTGCATTAAATATATTACTAAATGTTCCAATGATTTCAAAATCATCTGTAATTAAGTTACAAATATGATCAACTGCTGATTTTACCATTGGACTATGCATATGATCATTGTAATCATCAAAAACTATATAGCCACCATTATTAACAAGATGCCTGTAATTTAAAAAATCGTTCCAAACACCCATATAACTATGATCACCGTCAATAAACAAAATATCTGCCTTTACATTTTTAACTCTATTTTTTACATCATCAGATTTTGAGTCACCTTTTATATAGCTATAGGAATTTTGATGTTTATTAAATTGCCAAACATTTTTTAATACAATTTCAGGATCTATAGGCCAACCTAAATCTATACTAATAACATCAGTATGTGGTCTATGCATCATTAAACAAGCAGATCCTCCCGCATATGCTCCTATTTCTAAATAAGTAAGTCTATAATCTTTTGGATAAGTATTTGCTATATCCAATAGTAAATGATAATGATGATGAAAAGTTTTTTCTTTCATCGTAATAGCAATATTTTCAACAATATTAAGTGATTCTAAACTAGGAATAATCATATTAAGTACGAGGTTTAGCGGGATTACCTAAAAGTGTACATTCGCTTGAATATGAATGTCTTACCATTGATCCAGCACTAACTTTAATTTTATCTGCTAATTTTACTTTTGGTATGCAATAGGCAGCAGTACCAAAAAAACATTCATTGCCTATTTCACAATTACCCATTGTACCACAATGTGGACTAAAAGTAACGTAATCACCTATTTTATTATCGTGTGCAACGCATGAATATACATTAAATGTTACAAAATCTCCTACTATGGCATCTCCTAATATAGAACTAAAAGGACACATTACGATTCCGTTACCTAATTTCGCATGATTAGAAACATGACATGAACTATGAATAAAATTTCCCCAACGGTTTTCATTTTGTTCTACAAATATTTTTTTAATATTAATATCACCTACAGCCATTATAAATTTTGCATCAGGAAACATACCTTTGTCTAATTTTTCATAAACTTTATATTTGTTATAACTTTCACAATTAAAAGGCTGTGTACTCACAACTGCAACGATTTCATGATTATCACTTTCTATGTAACCTATAACCTCTTTTGCAAATCCACCCGAACCAAAAACAATATACTTCATTTTTTGTAAACCTCAAACTTGCTTAAATCAGGATAAGCATGTTCTATATCTTCATTATGTTTTTTGCTGCCATCACTAGAATTATAAAACTGATTCATCAATAATAACCCACGTGCTGCTAATTCAGGCATCATGTAAAAATTCCAACCTAACATGTCAAAATGATCCTCATGATAACTACACTCACGACGACCACTAAATCTAGCACGTTTAAACCATAACATTGCCTCATAATTATCAGTTAGTATACAACCACCTTTACTTAACTTAAAGTGTTTGTATGGGCCAGTAAAACTTAAACACATATACTGTTTAGGTATATACATGTCACAAGTAAAGCGTAAAGCACTGTCCCAAACTGGTGTAGGTTCTAAACGATATGCACCTTTAATAGTTTTTCCTTCTACAGGACTAAATTTTACTTTAGCCCCTGCATGAATGATTTCGCAAGGAACACTAGGATAAGTTCTGCTTGGAATAGTAATTGTTTGATCTTTTACACCAATGTACATTAATGCCAAAAATAATGCGTTACTTTGATTATCAACTGTAATAGCATAAGGTGCACCAGTATAATCTGAAATAGCTTTCTCAAATTCTTCAGTTATTTTATAAATTCCATTTGCCATTCAAAATCCTGTTATTTGGTGCCCCAGAGGAGAGTCGAACTCCTAAAATCATGATCCTAAGTCATGCACGTATGCCAATTCCGTCACCGGGGCGTAATTCTGTCATGCATCGTTAATCCATTTAAATGGTCCAACTCATGCTGAAAACAACGACTGGCTAGCCCATCTAACCACTCAATAGTTTCAACACCATATGCACTATGATATTTAACTTGTATTATATCTGGTCTAATAATTTCACAACGTTCGTTTGGGAAACTTAAACATCCTTCATTGAATGATACTTTTTCGTTACTATACTCAATTATTTCAGGATTAAAACAATGGTAAGGTTTATCATCTACTAACATAACAAAAACACGCAAATTAACTCCTGCTTGGTTCGCTGCTAATCCTATACCTTGTTCTTTATTCATCAACCTAAACAATTCTTGTACCAATTGTAAATTCTTTTTTGGTTTATCAAAATTAGCGATAACACAAACATTTTTCAGCAATGTTTTGTCAAGTTTCATACTTAAGTACACCTTTTTATTATTAAATACATATACATATTTACAAAGGAGTAATTATGCATAACCCAGATCTACTACGTAGATATTTAAACATAATAAATGAAGCTGTTACACAAATCAATGAGAAATGGGGCAAGCCTACTGTAGTAAGTCCTGAAGAAAAAGGTAAGTACAAGGGTAAATCTAAACAAGAATTACTAAAAAGCTATAACCAACTAAAATCAAGTGGCCCTCATAAAAAAGGTAGTCCTGAATACGGTCGTATGCGTGAACTTGCATTTGCTATACGTGCCAAATCAGGTTGGGGTAAAGTCAAAGATGAAAATTAAATGGGGCCTCCTCCAGGTTACGCTCCTGACTATCTGGTTCTTCAGACCAGCGCTTTCACTAGATTAGCTTAAGAGGCATATTGGTTCCAGATGGTGGGAATGATCCACCGACCCCTGCTTTATCAAAACAGTGCTCTACCACTGAGCTAATCTGGAGTTGTATTTTAATCTGATAGTCTTGTGTAATTTAATACATTACCTTGACCATATTGTGCTTCACCTAACATTTTTGCTTCAAAGTCATTATTTGCATAAACAATCGTTTCGGCAGTTTGAAAATCATTTATTTTTACCCATAATTTATATTTGTACATTTAATTCTCCTTAAATTTTTTTAACATCATTCTTTTTTTATTATGTATCTTTTTTATAATATTATCTACTTCTTGTTCATTTAGATTACGTACACTAAAATCTAACATAATAGGTATCTCTCTTGCATAGATAAAACTATGACTATAAACAATATCGTCTACAGATTTAACAATGTTTGCTTCTTTAAGAACATTTTGTACATATAACTTTTCTTGCTCTAGGTCATTTGTGACAAACTTAAATACTGGATCAATATTATTAATATTTGTCTCAAAGTAATTAAAACCACTAATGTTTGAATGTGTTTGTGTCAATTGGTTCTTATAAGAACCAATAGCTAGTGTTTGTAATTGATTGTTTAAAATTTGCCAATTCGGATCCATATTACCAGTAAAACTATAAAATTCATTGTTTTTAGGTGTCTTATTATTAAATAACCTAAAACATTTTAATTGTTGATTGATAACAAGTAAATCATCTTTTGACAATTTATCAGCCCATTCAGGAGTATAGTGTTTGATGAGTTTATGATTAAAGATAGAATCCAAAACCATTCTTGTCAAATCTTTACGCTGATACAAAGTTTGTACACTAATTTCATCAGGTTTAAGTTGACTGACAATATCTAAATCATTTTGTAGGATTTGTATGTCAGTCGGTTGCTGATTTAAAAAAGCTATTAAGTCTAATCCTATTTTAAATCCACGTTTTCTGCACTCCTTAAACAACTTTTTACATGTATCAATACCTGATACAGTTCTATTTTGACGTTTTAATGTGCCTATATCAAATGTTTGTTGGCAAATGATTACAGTTGTAAAATTGTATTTTTTAAGCACATCTAAAAGTTCAACAGTGTATGCACCAGGGTGTATTTCAAAAACCTTTTCACTAGGATGATTAGCAAAGTTTGGTAAAGAATCAAATAACATATCTGCCATACTAGCTGTCATTAATGACGGTGTACCACCACCAAAAAACCAACTAGTAATTAAATTAGTTTTAGTATCTAAAATGTTACTGTACATATCAACTACCTTAGGTAGGTAATGATCGTAGTATTGTTCAAATAAAGTATTGTTGTACTTCAACCCTTTATAGATACAAAACTTACAAATTGACTGACAAAAGGGGCTGTGTATGTAAACATTAAATGGGTTGGTATTAGCCATCCATTTATCATAAATCACTTGAAAGTCTATAATGTCAAATCTATTATACATGGTTAATTTGTTTGGTGCTGATGGCGAGATTTGAACTCACGACTTCTTTCTTACCAAGAAAGCGATCTACCACTGATCTACATCAGCATTTGGCAGGAGGTATAGGATTCGAACCTATGCATACCGGAATCAAAATCCGGGGCCTTACCACTTGGCGAACCTCCAACTGATTATATTTACTAGATAAACAGGCATTCCAAAATATATCTTGATACATTTTAGAATGCCGTGTTTAAACACGGCATATTGGGGTCATGCCCCAATCAGCAGTCTTACTTTGTGCGTTACCTCCGCAAATTTCATGTATACTGTCCGCCCGTTTGAAACAATTTTATAGTGCTGTTTCTTGGCCCTCGTTACCTTATACACTACTATCATAATATTTTAAATCTATTCTGATCCAATGTATGATAGAATTTCGCTATATTCAACTTTCGTTCAATAAGCATACTGTACTGTTCCTCTGTTAATGGCTCTGTAAAATCAAATTCATCAAAGAAACCGTACTCTACATCAATTTCATAATTACTGTCAACCTTCATATTTCTCCTATTATAAAACAAAAAACCCTGGGTTTTTAAGTTTCCCAGGGTTTAGATTTAACTTTTCTAGTTTTACCTAATCCCCAGGTATCCTCTATTTAACTGTGTGCGCTGGATACTTGATGAGTTTACTGGCGCAAAGGATTCATTGGCATTAAACCAATGACATAAATTTATTTTCAAGTAGGTATTCATCATAGTATTTTATTTATTCCTATTCATAATAATATAGTATTTTTAAATAAAAAACAAGTTTATTTTTTCCCAAAATATGAATATAAATAATAAATGTTTTTAGATCCCAATAATTATCAGACTGTATTTTTAAGTTATGATGAACCTAACTGTGAAAAAAACTTTGAAAATTTATTATTAGTATGTCCAAAGGCCAAAAGAGTACATGGTATAAAAGGCAGTGACGCCGCACATAAAAAAGTTGCTGCCTTATTTCCTAGCGATAGCCACGTCATTATAGTAGATGGAGATAATTTTGTTAGAGATGATTTTTATAAACAAAAATATCTTGTAAACAATTATAATGATAAAGTTGTAAGTTTTACTGCACACAATATCATTAATGGACAACAGTATGGTAACGGTGGTATAAAATGTTGGCCTCTTAAAATTATTAGGACGATGAAAACACATGAAAATAGTAATGATTTAAGTACATTAGTAGATTTTGATTTAAGTAATTATATACAGTTAAACCATATTGCCAGTGATATTATTATTAATTCAAGTCCTTTACAAGCATGGCGTGCAGGTTTTCGTGAGGGAGTCAAGTTGTTGCTTGAGAATGGAAAACTTATTTCAGACCTGAATAGCCTAGACTGGAGAAATTTTGATAGATTATATAACTGGATGCATATTGGAGCGGATGTAGAAAATGGATTATTTGCAATTTATGGAGCTCGATTGGGAGTTTATAAAAGCCTAATAAATTTTGATTTAAAAAATTTACACGATTTTGATTATTTAAATTCATTATTTCACATGAAAAATTATTCTACTAATCTATTAGAATTATGTAATGAATTAGGTAATAAAATAAACATACTATTGGATAAAGATATAGTAGATGATGTTTATTCTGTAAATGAAAGTTTTAATTATAAACACCAAGTAAAACCTATATTACGTTGTCCTGATGACATACCTTACGACATTGTTTTCATAGACTACGATGAAACCTTTGCTGATGAAAATTATAAACATCTTACAAAAAGATTTCCTAGAGCACTGCGTATTCAAAAAGTAAAAGGCATACACAATGCTCATATAAAAGCTGCTATGTTATGTAAAACAGATTATTTTTATGTAGTGGATGGAGATGCAGAAATACTAGATTCATTTAATTTTGATTATAAAGTGCCGTTTTATGACCAACCTAAAATAAGAGTGTGGAGAGCTAAAAATTGCATTAATGATCTAGAATATGGATATGGTGCAGTTAAACTTTTACCTAGGACTATTACAGCAAGGTTAAAAAAAACTGATCCTGACATGTCCACAAGTTTAGGAATAATTTATGAGCGAGTAAATGAATTAAGTAATATAACTAAATTTAATACTAATTCCTTTAATACATGGAGAAGTGCTTTTAGAGAATGTAGTAAATTGGCAAGTGAGCAAATAAATAACCAAAATACCTTAGACACAGCAGAACGTTTACACGTTTGGTGTACAAAAGGACTTGATAAACCATTTGGCAAATATTGTATTGATGGTGCTTTATACGGTAGGTCTTACGGTTTAGCCAATAAAAATAATAAAGAAAAATTGATGTTAATTAATGACTATGATTGGTTAAAAGAACAATATGACAGATTTTACGAAAATCCCATTTAATAAAATTATAAAATTTGGGCAAGAAACTTTACTTGATACAGATTTATTTACAATAAGTTGGATATTAGGACGATTTTGTAATTATAATTGTTCCTACTGTTGGCCATATGCACATGCCGATATTCCCGATTATCAAGAATTAGACTTATACATAAACACTATAGCTAAAATTAAACATTTGGCAAAAGAAAATAAATTTACAAAATTCCATTGGTCATTCAGCGGTGGTGAACCTACAGCCTATAAACATTTGTTTTATTTGTTAAAAGAAATAGATGGAGATAGTATACATATGACAACAAACTTAAGTCCAGGATTACAGTATTGGAACAAATATGTTGAATTAACTAAAAATTCTATTAGACGTAGTTTGACAGCAAGCTTTCATCATGAATTTGCAATTGAGTCAGAATTTATAGAAAAAATATTATGGTTAATGAATAATAATGTATTTGTTACTGTAAATCAGGTAATGGTACCAAAATTGTTTTATGAACTTTATGAAAGATGTTTAAGATTTAGTGAACAAGGAATAAACGTTACTCTTAAGCCACAGAGTGATTTAACAGCTAGTAATGTAATTACAGAGTATACAGAGGATATGATAAATATTATGAAATCAGGCTTACCTCAAAAAATTAATGATAAAGAACTTTTACAAGTAAAATTATATGATGAACAACATAACGTTTATTATATAGATCAGGCTGAACGATTTAATGCATTTAATTTTAATCAATTTAAAGATTGGAATTGTAATAGTGGGTATCAAAGTTTGGTAATAAGATTGAATGAGGTAAGACGTAGTTATAGTTGTAAGGACATCCCAATGGGAACTTTAAAAGATTTTATTTTATTTCAACACCCAACAAAATGCATTACTCAAAGATGCGTTAGTTCAGCGGATAGTAAAATCCCCAAATATAAATAACTTTTATGAAAAATTTATATCTTTTTCAGCCACAACATAATGTAACAATCGACAATGAAGATACTTATTGGTTACCATATAGTTCTGGATGCATATGGTCTTACGCTAATCAGTTTGATGACATTAAAGATAATTTTATCCTAAAAGACTTATTTTATGCAAGAGATAATCCAATAGAAGTTTTAAATAAAGTAGAAAATCCTACACTTTGTGGTTTTAGCACTTATATTTGGAATGAAAGATATAATTTAAAAATGGCAAAAATGATTAAGGAAAAATTTCCTAATTGTAGAATCATTTTTGGTGGACCGCAAGCTAGTGGAAAACTATTAAACTATGAATTTATTGACAGCATAGTAATGGCAGAAGGTGAAGAAAACTTTTTAGAAATATTACGTGATACCATATCAGATAAAAAATTAAAAACATTTTATGACAAGAAAAGATTAGATAATTTAGATATCCCCAGTCCATATACAACAGGGGTGTTTGACAAAATAATAGATGAAAATCCTAAAGCATTATGGAGCTTTACATTTGAGACTAATAGAGGATGTCCTTATGCTTGTACGTTTTGTGATTGGGGAGGCGTAACTTATAGTAAAGTAAAAAAATTTGATATTGAAAAAATTAAAAATGAATTAGAATGGATTGTAAATAAGCCAATTGGATACATAATATGTGCTGATGCAAATTTCGGAATTTTTAAAGAACGTGATAGGCAAATTGCACTAATTTTAAGGGATGTAGCGGATAGAAGCAAAACAGTTGACAGTATAAACTTGCAGTCAGCAAAAAATTCTACTGAATTAAATTTTGAAATAGCAAAAATAATAGGTCCCTATAGTAGGGGACTTACTATTAGTATGCAAAGTATGAATGAATCTACATTAGAAGCAATCAAAAGAACCAACATGGAAATTAATAACATTAAAACTTTAATGAAATTAAGTGAAAAATATGATGTTATAACCTATACTGAATTAATATTGGGTATGCCACTTGAAACACTGGATTCATGGAAACAGGGATATAATGATATATTAGAAATGGGTCAACACCAAAATATTGAACAATGGTTTGGACAATTACTAGAAAATAGTGAGTTAAATTCATTAAATTCAAAACTTAAATATGGAATTAAAAGTGTTACTACAAATTTTAAAAATTATATGCCAATGTATGTAGATAAATGTCCTGAGGATCCTGAGGTAGAAGAAAAAATAAATTTGATAAATCAAACTAGTACAATGACAACAGATGATTTTATTGAAGCATACATGTATGGATGGATGATAATACAATTTCATATTACAGGTTATACACAGGTATTTGCACGTTATATGAGAGAAAAACACAACGTATCGTATAGACAATTTTATGACAAATTATTTACAAAATTAGAAAATAGCTTTATAAAGGACCAATTTAACTTACTCAAAGAAGCAACTGCATTGTATTTGAGTTCAGGCAGTATAATTAAAAAAGATGGAAAACAGATACAAGGTGGAGGACATGCCTTACATACTTCAACATATGAATTTTTATATGATAATAAAGAATTAATATTTGATTTGGCTAAAGATGTTGCTAATGAATTTTTTAAAACCCCTGACCATATATATGAATTGCAAAAATATTACATTTATGATCCTAAACTAGACTTTCCTGTAATTATTAATACAGATTTCACATTGACAGAAGTATATGATAAAAATATTGATATTAAAGTAGCTCCAAGAGAGTTACATAAAACAAAATCATTAACTTGGAATTATTACAGATTTAGAAGACTAGGATTGTTAAAAAACAAAATTACAGTGATTTAATTAATGTTTTCTCTCTAAATCTAATGTAACACAATGAAATCCACCACCCAAAGTTCTTTGATGCCTACCTGGTAACATTACACAATCAATATTGTGCTTATTTAACTCTTTCCGTAAATTTGTTTCATTTTCATGTATGACAACCAAATTGGGATTAATACTTAATAAATTAACATTTATCCATACACTAGCATGACAGTATTGTGGATAATGATATTCAAACTGTGGGGTAGGACACCAAATTACATCCCATGATTGTAACGGTTTAGGTAATTGTTCTAAACTTTTTACTCTACTTGGATTTAATAACATTAACCCTTCACGTAATAATGTAATGGTACTGTCAATATGCATATATGCATATATTCCTTTTATCTTGTAAACCTTTTTGTTACTACCTACTAACTCTTGTAGGTAATCAGCACCTGCTTCATTCCCACTGTTGCTCACTAAATAATATAAATTATCATTATCTCTAATTATATTTGCAGCATCAAAGCATGGTTCGGTTTCATTAAGTGCGAGTATGTCTTTATTACCGATACAATTTTTATTATATAAACTATCTAACTTCTTTGCATTTTTTTTAACATAACGAACATTGTTATAACTAGTAAATATGCTATCCATTGATATATACTCATTTTGTCTAGCACGTAATGGCTGTGGAGTCGCAAGTATTAAATCATCATAAACTAATACACTATCTCTAGGACAATAATTATAATAATTGTTTGCAACTGTAGAATTAGGTCTACACACCTCAACATTTTCTTTTTTAAGAGCGTCCACTAGTTTTTCTAAATCTTCATTTGCTTCATCAATCACTTGTTGAGGATAATATCCTGTTTTAACAATATAGCTATCATCTTTATCAGCATAATTTACTAGACGTAAACTTATATCATCCTTAGGTATTTGAGCATTGTCTGCTATACCAACAATAACCTTTTTAAGTGGATCCCATTCATTTTTACTTAACATGTGAAAATACCTTTAATTTTGATAAATCAGGATAGTCATTATACGACCAAAATTTTGGTACTATGTCTGTTATTTGGTAAAATTTATCAATACCAAGTAAGGCTGTTTCAGGTGTCATGTAATAATGGTATCCAATTGTTGTAACATTTTGTTCTGCCCAAGGCTTATCACGACTTCTTCCGTCATATGACATTTTAATTAATTCTAAATAATCTTGTTCATTGCTTAAGAGTATGCAACCTCCTCGACCCAAACTTAAATGCTTCTTATGTTGAAAACTTAAGCACATAAATGTGTCTTTAATATATCCATTTTTTTTCCAATATACTGCTGCATCAATAATATTGGTATTAGAAAAATAATAAAAATTTTGCCAATAATCATCTCTCCATTCATAATATATGTTTAATTTATCTAAAGTCATAGGTATCGATAAATATGTATGCTTAGGAACAGAGGTTTGTTTTATTTTTTGCAACCGTAAACATAATTCAATAGCGTGAGTACAACAATCTGTGGCTACTGCGTAAGGTGCATTATAAAAATCAGCAATAATTTTTTCAAAATTTGTTATATATTCAAACATCTACTATTTAATAAAACAGCATAATGAAAATATTAATTACAGGCTCAAGTGGTTTTATAGGTAAAAATCTTATTCCATATTTAAATAAATATGGACAAACTGTAAGTTTAAAAAATGACCTTAGAGATTATGAAAAAGTAAAATTAGAAGTTTTATCTTTACAACCAGACATTGTAGTACATTTGGCTGCTCGTACAGAGGTACAAGAAAGTTTTGTAGAACAAGTTACCTTTAGTGAAATAAATTATGTAGGAACAGTAAATTTAATTGAAAGCTGTAGACTTTGTAAAAAGTTACCCTTTTTTTTGTTTGCTAGTACAATGGAAGTATATGGATGGCAACCTATAAGTGATCAAATAAAAAATAATTTAGATTTTGTACCTATTACGTTTGATGAAACTACAGTTCCTAATCCAAACGCACCATATGCAGTTGCCAAATATGGTTGTGAAAAATATTTAGAGTATGCTAATCGGTCATATGGTTTGCCTTATGTTGCTTTACGTCAAACTAATAGTTACGGTAGAAATGATAACGATTACTTTGTCACTGAACAAATAATTACGCAAATGCTTACTAAAAAAATAGTTAATCTAGGATATCCTGAACCTTATAGAAATTTTATCTATATTGATGATTTAATTACTTTATACTTAACCATAATTGAAAAATATGCTATATTTAATAATGAAATATTTACAATTGGGCCAAATGATCCAAGAAAAATAAGTGACTGTGTAGACTTAATTGCAAATAAACTTAATTTTAGTGGTACTGTAAAATACTATACTAAACCTCCTAGGCCAGGCGAAATATATTGGTTAAATAGTAATCATAATAAACTTACCACAATGACAGGTTGGACACCAAAAATTAGTTATAGTGAAGGAATAGATAGGACAATTACATTATGGCGTACCCAAAAAATATAACAAGCTTACATATAGAATTAACAGATAAATGCCAAGCAAGTTGCCCAATGTGTGCTAGGAATATACAGGGAGGTCCGCCAAGACCTTTTGTCGGAAATCATGAAATATATTTGGATGATTTTATAAATTGGTTTCCAATAGATTGGTTAAAAAATTTAAATAATTTTTATGCCTGTGGTAATTACGGTGATCCAATTATAGCTAAGGATTGTTTAGAAATTTTTGAATATGTTCGTAGTGTAAATCCAACCACAAAACTTTCTATACATACCAACGGCAGTGCTAGATCAGTCGATTGGTGGCAAAAATTAGCTAATATATTAGGAGCCAATCAGGAGGTTGTATTTGGTATAGATGGATTTAGTGAGAGTCATAATTTATATAGGCGTGGAACGAATTGGTACAAAATCATTCAAAATGCTATAAGTTTTATTTCAGCAGGCGGTATCGCCACTATTGATTGTTTAGTCTTTAAACACAATCAACATGAATTAGATGAATTTAAAAGAACTATGTTAGATTATGGTTTTAAAAAAGTAAACTTTAAATCAACTAAAAGATTTTATGATATGGAAAAATTTCCTGTTTTAGATAAGAATTTACAACATGAATATTACCTAGAACCTGCAAATATAACTCCATATAAAAAAATTAGCATTATTAAACTAAATGAAATTAATAATAATATTGAAATTTGGCATAATATAGTAAAAAACTCTAATATAAATCCTAAATGTGTAAATGAAAGTTCTATTTACGTTGATGCAAGAGGAATAGTTACTCCATGCTGTTGGATAGGCAGTGACATTGTAGAGGAACCTATTACAGAAACTTTTACTATACAAAAACTACGTAATAACTTAGTTGCCGATACAAAAAAACATTTTAATAATGTTTATAACCTTAACAATTCAAATATTTTAAAGTTAATATATATGGGAATTTTTAATGACTTAAATACAAAATGGGAAGAACCTAACAAAGCAAGTATTTGTGTAAAAAATTGCGGGGAACTAAAATGATAATGCAGGGATCAATACAGTGCAATTGGCAAAAATCAGACTATTTAAATTTAAATTTTCACAATTACCCATATCACCAAAACAAATCAATAAATTTAAACTACAACGAAGATTATAACATATATAAATTAGAAATAGGATATTTTAGGGCCGAAGATAATTTTATAGAAAAAACATTTAGTTTAGAACAAGAATTTTTATGGCTACATGATAAGTCATATGCTATTCATAAAATAAGACCTGGCTTGGTGTTACCCTTTCATAGTGACTTATATTCTAAATATTCTTTATATTATAATGTAAATGATATTCGTAAAATAACTAGAGTAATTATTTTTTTAGAAGATTGGAGTCCAGGACATATTTTTCAATTTAAAAATTTTAGTTTACCAAATTGGAAAGCAGGAGATTTTGTATCGTGGACAGGAGATACTCCACATCTAGCTGCCAACTTAGGAGAATTAGATAGATATACTTTACAACTAACAGGGCATACATAATTGAAAATTTCTACTGACAGGTTACACTATTGGTTTCAAGCAATACGTAAAAGTCCTGATCCACAACGTACATTAGACGCATTTTGGCAAGGACAAATTCGTAGTAAAGAATGGTTAATAGACAATATTAGTCCTTATATAGTTAATAATTGCTGTATAACAATATATGGTGGCTGGGTAGGGGTATTAGCAAGTATGATGTTTGAAAGTTTTAAAAATATTAAGCATATAATAAATGTTGATATTGATCCTTTAGTTGAACCAATAGCAAAAATTATGAATCAAGAAGAGTATAATCAGGGAAAATTTAATGCTGTTACTAAAAATATGGTGGATTATACAGATTTGTCTGATATAGTTATAAACACTAGTTGTGAACATATTAACCAAAAAGATTATGAATTATGGTTATCCAACATAAGTAAAAATAGTATAATCGTTCTGCAAAGCAATAATTATATTATTGATGAACATATAAGAATAGCTAAAAACTTAGATGAATTTGTAAAACAATCCAATTTGAATATTATAAATTTAGATGTGCTTGAACTACCATTGTATAATAGGTTCATGCTAATAGGGAAAAAAGTTGTATAAAATTGTACCATATAACGATTCATTAGATTTAAGTTTTTTTTATGAAGAATCATCTAAGCGTGGTTATACAAATAATAATAGTAAAAAAAGTTTAATAGATAGTATCTATAGTGAAAAAGAACACGTTATATTTATTTTATATTATAACAACACCCCGATAGGTAGCATAGGCGCACATAGTTTTCCTGAATTAGGATCAAATTCTTACAGAATAGCAGCAAGAACTTGTGTTTTTTCAAATCTTGCACCTACACCAAAATGGTATACTAACCAAAGAACATTAGGTACATTAAATGGTCTTAATAGTCATCAACATGTGACAAGTCAATTTTTAATACCTGCTTGTTTACAATGGACCCCATTATGTAGTAAACTATATATAACTACTAACAACGATAACACAGCAAAACAAAAGTCAGTTCACACATTATTCGCACCATTAATGGAAAAAAAAGGTATACTTAAATACGAAAAAGACATGTTGTATAGAGGCAGCTTACAAACAATATGGATGTTTGATCGTGAAGCTTTTACAAATGACTTAAAAAATTACCCTCGTTGGGAATTATCCATGGGTTAACTAATTGTAACATTTCATTAAAACCAATTCTTTTAGGATTATTTTTACATTGAAAAGTTACACTTATACAATATCTTGGGTATTTACTATTATTTTGTACGCCATGTGGAATAGCAACATTTACTAGAGTCCCTTTTTTAATTACATGTTTATAAGCTAAAATATAATCAGTTTCATTATCACAGGATAAATAGGTACTACCTATATTATTGTTTTTTACTTTTAAACTAGCATTGTTTTTTATTCTATACCAATTCATTGTTGTGTTTCCACAATCATACACATAATTAATTTTACAACTATCTATTGGATCAATGTCATCTACATGTATAAAAATATTGCCATATGGATTAGTGTAAAAAATTTCTAAATGTTTAATAAACAATCCTAAATCGGTTACCCAATCTAAAAATTGATCTTTACATTCGTTTACATTTACCTGAACATGATTTGGTTTATTAACTTTAGTAAAGTTTAATGTACTAAAAAAATTTTCATTTTTAAGTATATAATCTATTTCTAAATTTAAGTCAATTGCAAAATTATTCATATAAATCCGATCTCAACCAACTACAAATTAATACCCCACGTGGCATTGTTAAACTATAATTGTTTACACCATGCGGAGAAGTTTCATCAAAAATATTTAAATCTTTAACTTTTAAAGTACGTGTTTCTTCGGATACTGTAATAGTTGATACATTATCGGTTGGTATTTCAATTGCCAAATGATATTTTACCATTGAAGTAGTTCTTAAATCAGCCAAAATATTTTTTGTATCTATAGCTCTATTGTCATCATGATCCTTATGTGTATCAATTTTTGAATTGGGGGCTAAAATACTAAATGTTGCAATTGTAGGTAAAATAGTAAATCGTGTTATACAATCTAATATTTTACTTTTACGAATTAATTGTGAACTATTCGGAAAAATATTACCCATAAAAAATATAGGACAGACTTGCCAATAATATCCTGTATTTTTTGGATTATTAATGCAATCATCTATGCTTATGTAATCTTGAAATAAATTATTTTGTTTAAAAGTAAAATAATCATTTTTAATATCATCAAAGTGTTGAAATAAAATAGTATGATTTAGTTTTTCTGATGGTTCAAGAAACATTTTTAAATCTTTCGTACAAATCGTTAAAAGAATAAAGTCCTGCAAATTGCAAACTAACAGAAACTCTGGTATTTGGAGCATAAATCATATGAGGTATTGAGGTATTAATTATAGCAGGTCCTTGGTCATCCCATTCATCATCCTTTGTTGTCATATCAATATTAGGTACTGGTATATAACTTGTAGGTGTATTAAAATTATATTTTTTATCAAATTCATTACCCATATATAATTGTTCTTTAAAAGGTACGTCATACCACTGGACTGAACTATATTCCGTACTATAAGTCCAGTTAAATGCTCCATGCGGCGATATTACACCCGTAACATCACAGTCTACATGAGCAACATTTGGATTAGTTATTCGCCAATGCCATAATAATATTTTGCCTATTTTCATTTGTGCAATATTTTCTACATAGGCACAAAAATCATAATTTAGTATATCTTTTGATAATACGTCTTTACGTACATAATTATCTTCAGTAATAGACAAATTTATATTTAAGGTTTCTATAACTTCAAGATTAATGTATTCTTCTATAGTAAATGGTATATAAACTTTATGATAATAAGGTGCCATTATAGTACTGTCTCGCATTGTGTTAAATCACAGTCTAAAATATTATGTGTCCAAACAGCACCATAAATATGAACCCTATCAGTATTTCCTTTATTATGTGTGGAATGTAGGTAACTTGTATTTACCAAATAACACCACCCGTCTGCTGGTAAATGTATATCATTTCCATTTATAATAAATCTAGCATCAGTATTTGTTATAATTGGCATATGAAATCTTAATTTATCTGGAGTATCTTGATGTTGTGGGAGTTTGGTATTAGGAGTATGTATAGCTACTTGAATATCATGTGGACCGCATGACATTTCTTCAATAACTTGTTTAGCATACCCATAAAAACATTCTCTTGCACCTAAAGATTCTGGTTCTTTTACTAATTTACTTTCACTAGTATTTCTTGGCATAGCAGCATTATATTCATCTTTTACTAAAGTTCGTAACCAAGGGACCGGTCCAACTTTATTATCACCCCAAGTTAACATTATCCAAGAGGTATCATTTTCTAAATGTGCATCATTACCTAATTGACTGAGTGGATCATATTTCCACATGTATTTGTGCTCACCGTATTTCCATTTCCAATCATCGTAATTTAACAACAAATCATTATACCATTCTTTTAAAAGAGTTTGATCATAACGGAACCATTTTTTGATCAACCAACCTAATTCTAACACATCATAATTAAAAATTACATCAACCTTTTTGGTTAGATCATTTTTAGGATATGGTCTTAATTTATTTTTAACATTAGGAAAAATATTGGTTTCCAAAACTGTTTTATCTCCGCAAACATATTTATTGTAAAAAAAATATAATGTAAATATCAATATGTTTAATTTTAATGACTTAAACACAATTCAAATTGAAATAACAAGTAATTGTCAGGCAAGCTGCCCTATGTGTGCAAGAAACTATAGGGGTAACTTGCCTAATCCCAAACTTAAATTAAATGATTGGACTTTACAAGATTTTAATAAAATTTTTAACAATGATGTACTGAATCAAATAAAAACTATAACTTTTTGTGGAAGTTTGGGTGATCCATTAATGAATAATGATCTTTTATCTATGGTAAAATTGATTACAAATCAACATATTAATATTCATACAAATGGTAGCATACGTTCAACAAGTTATTGGGCAGAATTAGCAAAAGCTTTACCAAAAAAACATAAAGTTGTTTTTGGAATAGATGGTTTAACTGATACACATCATCTTTATAGAATAGGAACTAACTTTGAAAAAATTATTAACAATGCCAAATCATTTATAGAAAATGGTGGAACAGCAGAATGGGTTTATATTGTTTTTAAACATAACGCACACCAAATTGAATTGGCTAAAAAATTAGCTAAGGATATTGGTTTTTCAAGTTTTATTACTAAAAATAGTGTAAGATTTACGGATGAAAATTTTAATGTATATGATAAGAATGGTAAAACTTTATATCAATTGGAACCACCAAATGATAATATTTTAAGTTTTGTTAACAAAGATACCATTCAAAATTTCGACGAATGGTTTAACAATACTGAACCTAGTTGCCAAGTCTTAAAAACAAAAGAAATTTATATTGATTTTCAAAAAATAATGTACCCATGTTGTTGGATAGCTTCAAGTTTTTATCTATATACCAAACCAAATGATATTTTACATCCATATATATTACGTATAAACAAAGAATGCGATCAACTTATAAGTGACTTGGGTGGGTACGATTTTTTATCCCTTGATAAAAATACTATAAAAAATATTATAAACTCTAAAGTTTGGCAAACAATATATGAAAATAAATGGAAAAATAAAGATTTGCTTATATGTTCAAAAAATTGTGGTGTATCAAAAGTAAGGCAAATAAGTATAACACCAAATCAAATAATAAACTATGAAACATTATAAAAATGATTAATAAGATAAATGAATGGCAAAATAAAATAGGGAAGTTGTCGGGTAGTAAAACTTTTTGTATATTGCCATGGATGCATTTCGCTACCAGACCAAACGGCGATATGAGATTATGTTGCAATAGTAATAGCAGCGGAGCAGGCACTGACCATGAAATTGGTTTAGTAAAAAATGAAAGCGGTAGACCTGCTAATTTTAAAACAGAAACTCCATTGAGTGCATGGAATAATGAGTACATGCGTAGTGTAAGAACTACAATGTTACAAGGAAATATTCCTGCAAGTTGTAGTAAATGTTATGAAGAGGAATCAAAAGGCGTTGTAAGTAAAAGATTATGGGAAACAGGAGAATGGGTAGAGAGTGGAATTAGTATTAACCAACTTGTAAATAAAACAGAAAAAGATGGAACCATACCAAATGAATTAGTTTATCTAGACCTAAGGTTGGGGCATACATGTAATCTTAAATGTATTATGTGCAGTCCGCATGATAGTAGTCAATGGGTATCTGATCAAAAAAAACTAATGAAAAAAGTAACCAACTCAAGTGTAATTAAACAAATGACATGGGATAGAAAAACTTTTGATAATTTTTGGCATGAAAACCCAAAATTTTGGGAAGAAATTTATGAACAAATACCAAATTTAAAGCAAGTATATTTTGCCGGTGGGGAACCTCTTATGATAAAGGAACATAAATTATTTTTAGAAGAAATAATAAGAAAAGGTTATCATAATAATATATTAATTAGATATAATACTAATGGACTAAAACTTGACGAAGATATAATTAATTTATGGAAACAGTTTAAAAAAGTTAAAATTGGATTTAGTATAGATGCTATAGAGAATAGAAATTACTATATACGTTATCCAAGCGATTGGAATACAATTATAAATAACTTAGAACGCTTAGATAATACACCAAGCAACATACATGTTAGTATTGCAACTGCTATACAAATACTTAACATAAAACATTTGCCTGATTTAGCAAAGTGGAAAATTAAACAAAATTATAAAAAAATAAACTTTACGAACACAATAGGTGGAATAGAAGCAGGCGGAGGAATAATTAATATGCATTTATTATACATTCCTACCTTTTTAAGTATACAAGTTTTACCACAAATTGACAAAATTGATGTAAGTGAAAGATTTAAAGAATTAAAAAGTTGGTTATATGAAAATTATCGTAAAGATGATGATTATTGGCTTAAAAATCCATATGGTTGGAAACGTTGGAACGCAGTGTTAGAACACATGAATAGCAAAGATATGTCTATGGAAATACCTGGATTGCAAGAATATATTAAAGAAATGGATATAATACGCAATATTAATATTAAAAACTATATACCTGAATTAAGTCATCTGTTTTAAAACTTTGGTAAGAGGTATATCTGCTGCACATGTACAAAACTCTCGTGTGCAAATAACACTAGTGTTTGGTATAATAAAAGTGTTTTTATATATATTTCCCAAACACCCGCCCACTCTACAAGTTGCTCTGTAAACACTTCCATCGTGATCTATCATTAGACTCTCTAAACCAGCGTTACATTCAAAGTTTTTAAATTTATTTTTATGTAATTTAATAATATCATTGGCATGCAAATATTCAACATTATCTATAACACAATTAGGTTTAACAGTGGAATTAGTTTTAAGCACATAATCTAAATCTTTTGGTTGATAGCGATTATCATCAAAATCATCATGATCCAAATCAGTCCATCGTATTCTCCTTATATTATAAGGAATTTTTGCTTCCTCTAAGAGGTTCACTACATTTTTAACTTCTACCATATAATCATGATGTGCCATAATGTTTACTAAAAGACTTGGTTTATGTTTAAATACTTTTATAATTGTTTGTAAAACCTTATTATAATCATATTCAAAATGTAAACTAAAAACATATTGTGTTACATTTAAACTAATATAATAATCTGGTAATCTAGTCCCATTAGTTGTTACACTTATAAAATTAACATTATTTTGATTTACATATTCAATAATATCAGAAAAATAAGGATGTACTGTTGGTTCGCCTCCTGTAAAACTTAATCTAACTGGTTTAGAAAATTCCTTAAATTTATCTATAGCTAATTTTATAATTTCTAAATCAGTATGCTTACTAAAATTATCATGTATAACTGAAGGACAATAGCTACAATCGTAGTTGCATCGTTTACCAAGGTTCCATTCTATTTTAATAAACTTCTCATGTCCCCACACATTTCTTACACTATACATTTTATCGATTCCACTCTATTAAAATTCAAAATATTTTTATTATATTTTGTTATGCACTGTGCAACAGGAATCATTCCTAAACTATAATTTTTAAAATTAAATTTATTTTTTTGTATATATCGCTTTAATAAGTAACGTCTAGTTAAATCAACCCAATAATTAGTGCTAGGACCAAATTTTATCATAAAATCTGCGCTATAATGTGTTTGAGGCACTATATTTTTGCAAATAACATCATTATCTTTATAAGCATCTAATATAGTTTTACCCACATGGCAATAATTAATATAAACCATGCCTTCAGTCCATTTTGTTGTAAAATGTTTAAAATCTTCCTTTAGCAATAAATGCCTAGGCCTATCCTTAAAAGTTACTACAATTGTTGGGTGTTTTCCCTTTGTTCGTAATTGTGCTTCTGCTTGATGTATGTATATATTAAATCGTTCAAGACTTTGTTTTATATTAGAAGGAGCATAATTGTAAAAATTTGTTCCAACTTCAATGTTTCCGCGTAAGTCTTCGAAAATTTTATGAAGTTCATTGTAATCTTTTTGTGTAGGTTTAATAGGTAATTTTTTAAAAATTATTTTAAAATATGAATTAATAATATCAATTTCATTTTGTATTAACAAATCAATATTATTATTTTTAAAGTCAGTAAATCTTAAAGTTTCATATAACCTATAATTATTTAATAATTCTTTATACCAACGATTAGCTATGTCAGTAGGTAATAACTTAAAAAATAACTCATACCTGCTGTTATTATTAGCTAGGACAACCTTAAACATAATTTTTTAGTATAGGCCATATAGAGAAAATATCTTGTTTTCTACTTTTATCCAATTTGATATTAAAATTTATAAAAGTTTGAAATAAATTAAATTGATCTGTTGCACTAAGATAATTAATATTATCTTGAATTTGTTGTAAGGTAATTGATTTTAGTATAGGAAATTTTTTAATATTACTGTAATTGTCTAATTTATTGCTTATGTGTTGTAAATCTTTTATTATATTTTCTTTTAGGTCCATTGGCAAAACCTGAGCGGATAAAAAATTCGGATAGCTTACTCTATGACTATAAAATGCAATGTTCATCTTGTTTATAAAGTAATCAATACAATCAGCAATTTGTAGCATATTACCTGCCTGTGCAGTAAACGCCCCAACAATCCTACTAATATTAGGTAAAGTTTGTATTTCTTTTATATTATTTTCAACCTGTATGAAATCACTATTGGTACGAATATAATTATATACCTGATGTAACCCGTCTATACTTACGTTTACTGCAATACTTTTAAAGTATGGCCAATAATCATGTATTGTTCTATTTTTACTAATTCCTAATGTAGTTCCATTTGTTGCATATTTTAGTTCTATTTGATTTCCATAGGGTTTTAACATATCAAGTATTTTGTAATGTTGAGGATCCATTAATGGTTCGCCTCCAGCAAACTCAACTCTACGAAAGTGCGGTAATAATTTTTCAAAACTATTCCACCAATTATCTGTGTTTTCAAATGGGCATATATATCTACTAGTTTTTAGTCCTAATTCGTTAATTACAGGGACTAGGTAATTATTTTCCTTACTGTAAAATTCTTCAATTTTATCCCAATCATTCCAAGAAGTACTATCCAATGGATGACACATCCTGCATTTTAAATTACATAAATTATTAAGTTTAATTTCCATTGTGGGAAAGGTAAATGGCATTGAATAATCATCTGCTAATTGATTTAATGCATTTGGATAAAGTTTGATTCTTGATTCAGGAATAATTCCATTTATATGCCTCTGTCTTAAACTTTCCACTCCCTGATCTTCAAGATCAAAACAAGGTTTACAAACATTGGGACGTATATTATTTAAAACTTGTTTACGTACAAGTTTTATATTATTATTATTCCAAATTTCTTCTAAAGACTCTTTTTCAATGTGCCCAATTGGCAATGATCTACAACATACTTTAACTGATCCATCTTCTCTAGTAGCTAGTCCAGTGAAAGGGTGCATACAAAATGTTTTGCTAATAGATTTCATATACCCAATTTTTTTTGAACGTAATCTCTTTTAATTGTTTTTCCTTTTTTATTTATTTTTAATTCTGATTCAAGATTATATAACAGAGCATTTTGCATATTATCAACTAATGGAAATAATGAAAATAGGAGCCAGCTATCGGGTAAATCATACCCATTTACATTTAGCTTTAAATTAGCTAATCTTACTGCATCATTAAAATTCATATCAGGATTTTCCCAAATTATATACTGCCCTGCAAAAAAACTATTACCTGGATTGTAATAATCACGATTTTCAATACTTAATATTTTATAATTATACTTTTCTAAATTCTCATCAATTTTTGATTTTTTACCATTGATAGTGATTGTGAAAGGAAAAATAATTGTTGCATTATCCTCCCAATTATTTTTTAGCCACTGTTGGGCTTCTGTAATTGTTTGAATAGTTTCTTTTGGTAATCCATATATTAAACTTACTGTTCCTCTATATAAACCTAAATGTTTATAAAAGTATTCCTTTGTTGTTAATAACCCTTGCTTAATTTTATCTGGATGTAATCCTTTACCTATTATTTTGCCTGTTTCATGATTAAAGGTTTCTATACCATAATAATGTCCCCATACTCTGGCATTTACTAACATTTCTAATTGTTGTTGTCTTAAAAATAAAATATCTCCTCTTATAAATGCACTAAAATTTGGTTCAAAACTTAATCTGTTAACAATATTACCTATATTAATAAGTTTTTCATCTCTATCATTAAGTGTTTCATCAGCTACTTGATAATTAGTTACACCGTATAAATCATAATTTCTTCGCAAATCATTTTCTAAAATTGTTAAATCTACTGTGGTATCTTCTTTTACTCCCAACACAGGAAAGTTACAAAAAGCACAGGCAAATTTGCATCCTCTACTAAATTCAAGCGTTAATGTTTCGTTTGGAAAAATAAAATCATTTGGTTGATATTCAATTGATAAATCTTTAATTGGCCATGCTTGATAAAATGCATTAGCATCAATTATCCAACTATTTTTCCATGGAATTCCTTTTGGTTTTTTTCCGTTACTATATAAGTATTTAAGTAATTCTAATATAGCTACTTCACCGAAACCTTTTATGATGTAATCAACATCATTATAAATTTGTAACTCTAAATTTGGATTTTGTCCACCCGCAATTATTTTAATGTGTTTAAAATATTTTCTGACATGGCTTAATATTTCTATTAATTTTTTATGAGTGTTTTCGCTAGCATAATTTAACCAAGTTATACTGAATCCTATCCATTCGATTCTTTCTTGTTTATTACGCTTATCAATAAGTTGCATTAATTCAAGTAGGTCCCAAATATAAAAGAAATCTATTACTTCAACATTCCAACCATATGGTCTTAAATATGTTGATATTCTATATGCTCCGCCCACTCTCTCTAGTCCATGTGAGTTTTCATACCCAGTAAAAATTAAGGCATTCATTTAAATTTATTATATGGGATATGATTAAAATTATGTTCTAACACAACTTGCATTTTTTCTAGCAACTTCCTGCATTTATCAATAGTAAAAGTTTCAATACTATTTAACAAATCAAAAATAGCAAATAATCTTTCTTTATGATCTTCTAAATTATCGTAGGTTTCGTCAAAAAAGTTATTAAATGTTTTATAACCCTGATCACGTATAAATTCAAGCGAATGAGGAGGACCAAGTATTATAAAGGGTCGACAGGCTAACATAGTTTGCCTTACTCTTTCATCTGATATACTAAATGGACTTACAAATCTTGTTTGAGCTACTACATGGCAAAAAGAATTTTGCATATACTCTAAAGGTAATAAATTTTTAAAAGAACAAGGTGATATATTTAATAATGACTTATCTTCATCTAAAGTAATTGGAAAGATTTTTTCAATAATTTTTAAATTTTCAAAAATATGAGTATAATTTGATGTACATTCCTCCAAATCAAACCATAAATATTTTTTCAAATTTTCAATTGTTGGTATCTCACCCAAACTAAGAAAAGACAAGTAAGCACTCTTTTTTAGTAAATGCGCTGTTAATAAATGTCTCTCAGGCATATATCTCCTTGTAGGACTATAAAAATGCTTTATAATATGTTGACTATTTAAACTGAAAGGAGTATATTCAAAATCCAATGACATAACATAATCACTCCAAATATTGTGATTGGAAATTTTAAAATTTGGATAGAATTTTTGCAAAAACTTATCTGCATTCTTTTCGTATGTTTTTATAGTGACATTGGTTAATTTGTTATTATCTACAAATACTTTAATGCTTTCAAATTCTGCTGAAAACATATTTTCATAATTAATTTTGCTCCTTGACCCATATACAATATTTCTTAATTCATTTAATTCATTATCAGACAAATTTTCATAATTACATACCATAATTGGTTTTTTTTCATAATAACTTATTACCAATACTTCTTGTAGATAAATCGTCAAACCTACATTATTGAAATGTTGCACATGTAAATCATCGTAAAGTAATTTTTCTAAATTTGGCAATGTTCCGAAACCGGTTATAATTAAATATGGGTCATTAATTTTTTCAAAAGCTGTGTTTTTGTAATGATCCTCATGAAAATCAAAAAAATTATATTCAATAGTGTCGGAACTGCTGTAAATAATTTTAGATCCTAATGTAATTACCCGAGGCTTATTTATTTGAGAGTTTTCATAAATGGTATGTAAAAATTTACCTTGGTCTAAATTACGAAGTTTTTTCATGTACAATTATTTACTAAAACAATAATATTATAAATATATTATGGAATTTGAATACTATTACAATAATGTGCCAAATTTAGGAAAAGTTAGAAATAATTTGGTTTATACAAGTTTAATAAACAGAGAAAAAACTATATTTTTAAAATGGTTTCACAACGATACAGAATACCATAAAGGACGAAACCAAGTTATAGATCCCTCTCTGATGCGTAAAAAATTTGATCGTGAGGTATATTTTTTAAGAAAATTAGAGAAAATTAATTCAAATTTAATTCCAAAAATTATAAAAATAGATGATTTACAACAGAAAATTTATTTTGAAATTCAAGGAGACGATTTTTGGGAAAAAGCCAATTGTCAGGAAACAAACTATAATAAAATAGTTCCTGATTGGCAGGATCAAATGCTTCATATATTACAACTTTATAGAGACTTAGGATGGTATAAATTTAGTCTGCACCCTAGCAGTTATTTTATAGTTAATGATAAATTAAAGAGCATAAATTATTTTTTTACATATGAATCTAATGAACCTATTGTTACTTTGGAGGAGCACAGAAGTCACATTAGTTTAGAAAGACAAGAAAAAATGAAAGATATTATGGCAGCACTTAATATAAAATGGGAAGATAAAATATGTTATAAAAAACTACAAATATTATGTTTTGAATCATTCCGCTCTAATTATCCAAATGATTTTATAAATTCCGCTATAAAAATTTATGCTAACTAAAACAAATTTATATTATAACGTAAATGATTTAATTCCATTGTTAAATAATATAAAATGGGATGAAAAAAATAGATGCCAATTAAATTCTCCTATAGGTAATTGGCTATATGATCCATATATAATGAAGGATTTATGGAAAAATACAGGATTTGAAGAACTTTTAAATATGTTATCAAACACCTACCCTATTGGTGAGGCAAGACTTATTAAATTACAACCTGGAACCTGTTATCGTTCACATACGGATGTTGATGACAGATTACATATTAATATAATAGGAAATGACCAAAGTTACTTAATAGACCTCGACACACAGACTTTATATAAAACAATTAGTGATAATTTTGTTTATTATATGGACGCAAGTCATAAACACGTTGCTGCAAATTTTGGATCCTTTGATAGAATTCAGTTAGTAGTAAGGGTAAGGTTAATTAAAAACACAAATATTAACTTTAAACTTAAAAAAATAAAATTTGTTAAAGTTTATGACAAATTTAGATATGATTTTGACAATGAAATTTCTCCTATAATATCACATAAAATTAAACAGAAAGAAATTGGTTTTTTTGATTTTGTAAATGGAGAAATTTTAATAGAATGTGAACAACATACTTTAAATGATATAATAGATAAACTTAAATTAATTAACAAGGATTATGTTATTTTATGATAAAAGGTATAAATGGCAAACCATATTACGATTTAGATAACCTAATCGATATAGAAGGTTTTTTAAAATTGCATCCTGAAATTTGTGCTGGATTAGTATTATCAAAGCACAAAAAAGAAGGAAATTTGTATGTATGTGCGGGAGCTGAGACTAGCCCTGACTACGGATATCGTAAATGGACTTATTATGCGATAGAGGAATATAACAAATTACCAAATAATGATCCAATAAAAATTCAAGGAGAAAAATTAGGTGGATTGCACAAAAACCGTGACCAGTTTATATTATATTTAAAACTAGTATTAGGTGCATATGATGCCTACCAGTTTGTTTTTTTAAAGACTGAATCAGGTGGATGGGATAGTAGATTTGAAGAAAAAGATTATACTCCAGATATAGTATATTTTCCTAATCTTAAAATATGGTTAGAAAATCTTGTCAAAGACAATATTTTCAAACATTTAGGACGAATTATTTTCTTTAAACAAGAACATGACACAAGACCTGGCATACATAGAGACTTATATCAAGGTGATGCATTTTCTTACACCCCACACAGACATGAATTTATACACATTACCCCTGACAACAATAAAGGATTATTTTTATGGGACCCAGACACAAACGAAAGACTTAAAATAAATTCAAGAGCATGTTGGTTTAACGATTTAGATTGGCATAGCGGAAGTTCAAGTCCTGTACAGACTTATGGCATTAGAATAGATGGTGTTTTTACAGAAGAATTTAGACAAAAATTAGGCATAGACCATTTAGAAAATTATTAAATTGCCATTATTTGAATAGTATATTTGTTGGTTGGTCCTAAATTTCCACCGCCATGTGCTAACCAAAAATCAAATTCATACATATCTCCCTTTAATCCAGTGGATAAAATTGTATTTCCATACCATAAATGATGCCATGGTTTAATATCTTCTGGTAAAATAAGATAACGTTTTATTTTCATTATATTAGATTTGTCTATATTATTAGATTCAATAAATTCATCGACAGTATCAATATGATTTGGTATACAACATCCTGGAGGTATTTGAGTTACCCATACTTTATATTTTATAAATTTTGAATTTAAAAAATTTATGAAATCATCATTACCTATTATAGTAGAATAATTTGTAATTTTCCATTGGCATATATTTGTAGAAACAAAGTGATTAAAATGTGATAGATTTACAAAATCTTTATTATTACTTTCAACAAAATTTTTAATAGTATCAAAGTTTCTCGTAGGAACAAGATTCCAGTTATGATTTTCAAATTGATCTATGATATTATCAGGTAGAAAACCGTTTATATTTTTTATGAAATTTAACTTTGTAATTGGGTTGCTTTTATAAAAATCATATGTAAGTGAACTAAATATCTTTGAAATCATAAGAATATTTATAAGGGAGTTTTATAATGGAATATTTTGGTAATTTGTCACATATTATAGACAAATATATTGACATATCAAAATTAATTAACGGCATTAGAGATGAACTTATTCTTGATGAATCAAAAAGAATAATAGGGGACGAACAGAGTGATATGTTATTTGAAGCAGGTTACGTTGGATTTAAATGGATAGGAATAAACTATTTCCCTAATGTACATTTTTCTAAAGAATTAATATATGAGTTAGATAATGTCTTTAAAACAAAAGTAATAGCTGCATGGATAAATGAAATACCAGTTGGTAAAGTTTTCCCGCCACATAGAGATCATGACCCTAGATTCGTTAAAATAAAAAAACTAGGAAAACTTGTTACTTATAATATTCATATTGGTGACCCAAGCTTTGGGCATGTATTTTTTATTGATAATAAAGTTAATTATATGCAAAACCATGGTGATTGTTATAAATGGACTCCCAATCAATTACATAGTGCAGGAAATGTTGGCTTTAAGCCAAAATTTAATTTAATTTATAACGGTGTAGAATTATTTGAACCAATAGACATAAATTATAGGTGGGATTTTATTGACGAAACATTAGGAGATTGTAAAGAATATTGTATTAATTGGGATTATGAATTATGAGTACTTTTGTTGGTAACTATGCCTCTATTGTAGATAAGTATATCAATTTAAACAATTTAAGAGATGGATGGATAGAAAACTTAATTATTAATCATCCAAATGAAAGAGATAGTCATTCTAAGTTAATAAAAGCAGGATATGAGGATCCTGCTTGGATTGGTGTAAGTTATTGGGCACATATTCATGTTCCAAAAGAATTAATTTTTGAATTAGATGAGATTTTCGGAACTATATGCTGTGGTTTTAATATTAGCGAAATTGATGTTGGGAATGTAGCCCCGCCTCACCAAGATATTGAACCTAGAGAAAAAAAATTTAAATCAGAAGGTATTTATAAAAGATTTCATATTCATTTAGGTGAACCCAAATTTGGACATGCATTTTTTGTTGATAATACATGCCACTACATGGAAAAACATGGAAATACATATATCTGGGATGATCCTGATGCATGGCATGCCGGTATAAACGCAGGATTATGTAAAAAATATTTATTGTCTTATAAAGGAATAAAATTCCATGACAACAGAAAAATTGAATATGACTGGTGGACCGAAAACAATGAAAATGGTTGTATAATACTTTGGAAGGATCATGAATGGCTGTTTTCCTAGAAAATATAAGTAAAAAATTTAATTTGTCTGACATAATGAAGTCAGTAAATGATTTAACACTTGGTCATAGAGATATAATAAGAATGTACGACGAGGATGGTAAACCTCTATATGATAATTCCAAAGAAACATTAGAATTTGTTAAAAAAGTAAAGGATGCTGGATTAAAAGATCCAATTTGGGATAATTTTACACTATATCCTAATACACATTTTTCAGAAGATATAGTTTATTTTTTGGATAAATTATTAGGTACCGTATGTACTCAATGTTGGATAAATCGTGTAAGACCTGGTATCACAGCAACTAGGCATAGAGATTTTGATAACAGAGAATCTGAGTTATTGAAGTTTGGAAATCTTGAAAGATACTCATTACATTTAGGTAAACCAGAAATAGGGCATATTTTTATGGTTGAAAATGTAGCTATGTATATGCAGGAGGAAGGAAATTTATATAAATGGGATGATCATATGGCAGAACACGCAGGGGCGAATGCAGGATTTACATACAAAGCTCTTTTTATATATAGAGGTTTAAGACTTAAAGAACCACTGGAGTATGAATATGTTTGGCAAACAGATAATGATTCTGTTTTACTAAAACTAAAAGATGGAACTATTATTTAATCATTCTATCCCAATATAGTGTAACAAATATTTAGTTGAGTTACCACAATTAAATCCTAAATGATAATCTTTCCAATTTTTCCATTTATAAATATTACCTTGTTCAATCATATGAAACACATCGTGTTGTAGTATAAAAATTTTACCAACAGTTGGTTTATCTATAAAAATACTATAACGTGCAACTTTACCTAATTTTAGATATTCATCTTCCTTCTCTTCAATATCGTAATGCCATGGCACACATTTTCCTGGTTTAATTGAACTAATCCATACTCTTACTGGATTAGTTTTTAATAATTCATTTAATTTTTCAACGTATAATATGTCAAAATGTTGTTTAGGAAAATAATTAATATACTCAACAGAATCATTATCTAAATATCCAGCATCTTTCCAATAATTTCCCAATTCAATTATTTTTGGTCCGTGTATAGGATGATTAAACAACTTTGGATTTCCATATGGAGTTTTTGCATTCCTTAGTACCCCTTCTTTATGTTTTATTTCTTCTAATAACTGATCACAATTAAGGAAATTATTACAATTTAAAATATATGTATATTCACTCATAAATAATATTTATAAAGGATAATTATGTGAAATGATTTTAAGAAAAGACACACCTTATATAACCTTAGATGAACATGTTAATGTTAAAGGATTATTAGATTTAGAAGATGAATTCAATTTTATGGTTTCAAGTGAGAACAAACATACAATAGACGGTGTATGGGTAGCAGGAAATCATAACCCAGAACATAAAAATGCATTTTATAGAGAAAAGGATGCACTTTATTATGTTCATCATCGAGCAAAATTATTAAGAAAAACAGACAAGCAATTAGATAAGTATATAAGTCATTTTGAAAAAACAAATGACATTAATGGATTAGCAAAATTTTACAAGTTAAAATTTCATGCTTATGATCCATTCACAATTATGAAACTTCGTTATGTTATAAACAATGAAGAAAATAAACAAACGTACAAATGGAATACATGCATTAATAATTTTCCAAATATTAAAAAATTTTTTGAAGAATTACCATTTACAGATTTGCAAACTATAACTTTATTTTATGTAGATCATTACGTGCCAATTGGTTATCACGCAGACATTAATTATTTCCCATATGATAAAGATACTAGGAAAGAAAGAGAAATTAAAGCTCAAGAATTTATTTGGATGAGATTTAACCTAAATAGAGATTTTTATGTGTATGACATAGAAGATGGTAAAATATTAGAATCTTATCCCTTTAAAGGTTATTGTGTATATTTTAATGATCATAATTGGCACGGTAATTTTAACCCAATACCATTTAGTTCAATTACTATAAAAGCCGAAGGTAATTTTATTGATGAATTAAAAAAATATAATTTACATAAAAATATTTAATTTTTATTTTGTTTAATGTCTAAATTTTCGTGAATATTATATTGTTGTTCAACTAAATTTACAGGGCTGGCAAAATTAAAATTTTTGTCTATATCAACTTTAGAAATTCCGTTTTTTTCTAAAACTTGTAAAATTTCGTTGTTTTTTTCGATTAACTTACAAAAAATATTGAAATTATATTCAATATCATTTTTTAATTCATTAATATATTTATTTTTGTTATTTAAAAAATATTGTAAATTTTCAATTATAGCATCTATTCTTTGGTAAGGGTCAATTATATTATCATAATCATATTTTAAATATTCTATAAACGTTTTAAAGCCATAACTTTCTAATGTTTTCCTTAGGCCCTTAGTACCTACTATAATAAAAGGGTGTTTATTATAAATCGCACGATAGGTTTTTTCTGAAATGTCATCTATTGGATCATTACTTTTGTAAAAAGTTTCTGGTACCACTGATATACAGCTATTTTCATAATGTTTTTTGTTTACTGTATAATCTATATTTTTTGTGTAACCTGCTAATTCAAATCCAATAAAGTCTACCTTATCAGTGTCTAAGTGTTTAAAACAAGTTCTAAAAAATTTCTCATTTTCGGCCTCAGATAAATGTTTTGTGTATATTTTACAGTCTTTTAAAACTGTTTCGCTGTAAGGTTCAAACAAACTATATATAATTTTATCCAAAAATCCTTGTTGAAATATTTTACTAATTAAAGTTATTCTATTAATCCTATTAGGAATACCACCTATTATAAGACATTTTTCATTTTTAATATTATATTTGGTGTTAACTTTATATGGATATAACTTATAACTATTATATATAGTATGCACAAATGTATTAAAATAATAAGTAACAAACTTATTAGAGAGTTGTCCATACCTTATATATGGGTAATTTAAAACTAAAAAAAAATTATTATAGTGTAATTTTAAAGCTTTTTCATATATTATTTGTATATTTTTTTTTAGGTTTTCAATTTGATTTTCTTTCATTGTTTCTATAATAAAGCAACACACTAAAGTTTGAAGATTTTCTAAAAGCTGATTTTCAATTACTTCATGTGCTTTTACCTCATCCAAAAAATAAAAGTAATCTAAAAATATTACATTTCCGTTCATATAATTTTTTCTAAAGCATGTGAACTAGGACATAATTTACACTGAGGAATATAGTTTTTAATTTTCACACGAAGGAAATGTTCTATTAAAGATTCATCAATAGTAGGATCGCAACTTTCATATTTTTCAAATAAGTTCTCATCCAATAAAGTATATTGTTTTGCAAATAAATGTCCAGTACCTACTACAGGACATTTGTATAAGTTACCTTGAACAATATAATGACAGGTTTTTGCAGGGCAATTTTCATGTACTGTTTTAGCATCATTACTATGAAATTTAATAGTTTTTTGATTATATGAAGTTATTGAATTTTTTATAAAATAGTATTTTCTATATAAATATATTAAATGTTTATTAGTAGATTCACTATAAAATACTATTTTATTCTCATATAAATCATTTGGATCAACGTCTTTGATACGATAATTTATTTTTAGTTCTTGCAATATTTCATTAACATTTCTATAAATGTTATCAAAGTCTTTTTCATAGTGTACAGCTACTTCTAAAAGATAATTATTTTCTATTGATTTTTTAGCTAAATTTTTATACTTTAGTTTATGAAACAAAGTTCCATTTGTAGATATTGTCATGTTATTATGCGTAGGCCATAATTTTCTAACATTAATCATCCAATTTTCAAAATCAGGATTAAGATAAGGTTCGCCTCCTAAAATTGATACACGATTAGGATAAATATATTTTGGCCATAATTCATTTTTAGTTTTATAATCTTTATATTTAAAGTAACCTTTTAAATTAAAGTTATTGAAGCTTAAACAATTACTACAAGACAAATTACATGTATTGTTTATATAAAATTGTACTTCAGGTACATTAATTGGAAACATATTAATTAATAGGATTATACACTTTAACGAAACCTATATCACATAATCCACACTGTTTTATAGGTTCATTAATATTTTTTAAAAAATCATACACTTTATTTTTCCCAATTATTGGACTACACGGAACATAATCATTTAATAACATATTATGTTTATTTAGCACGTTAAATTGTTTATTAAGTTGTTTGCCAACGGCTACTGCTACACATTTGAATAAATCGCCATCTACAATTATTCCACATGTTTTAAGGCAACAATTTTCATGTGTTTTAATTGGATCATTATCATGCATTTTAATTAAATTTTTATCGTAAAATTTTATTGAATTTTGAAAAAAAATTTGTTTTCTTTCAATTGTACCTAACACTTTATTTGTATCTTTATTTCTAAATTTTCTTAAATCTTCAACAATTTTTTTACTAGAATTTTTCGCAAATATAGTATATTCTTCAGAGTGATTTATGTTAGATTCTTTTAAAATATTTAAAAATGATTCATATGCAGGAAGATAATGATTTTCATGATGAATACTAATTTCTATTTCAAATCCAAGGTTTAAAATTTCTTTTGTAATTTTTTTAACATTTGATTTATGAAATAATGTACCATTTGTAAGTACCGATACATATTTGTCGGGCCATAGATTACGTATACCACGTACCCAATTTATTAAATCAGGATTTAAAAAAGTTTCACCTCCTGTAATTTGTACTTTATGAGGATTAATAAAATTAGGCCAAAGTTTATTTTTACTAAAGTGATCTTCCCATTTTGAATAACCACTAAATCCTTTTATATTACTATACGATATACAATGTGTACAAGATAAATTACAAACATTAGTTATATGATAAGCTATTTCATTTAAATGAATAGGAAATTCCAAAATTTAATCATCCCAAAGTTTGTGCTGTTCAAATCTTTTCTCCTGTATAGTTTTTTCTTTAAACAATTTTCTCGGATTACCGCATAGTTGACAATTTGGTTTCCCACAATTCATTGCATGATGTTTAATCAGTCTATGTGGCTGATCTACTTGTTTATTTGATTCTGTAATACCCTTAGCTTTGACTATTTTTACCTGACGATTAACTGCATTTTCATCACGTAATCTACGTGATGAATTTTTTATCCTACTACTTTCATTACTCATTAGTGTTTTTTACGATAATCATTAATTGCAGCTTTTATCGCATCTTCTGCGAGGATTGAGCAATGGATTTTGACTGGGGGGAGAGATAATTCTTCCGCGATTTTAGTATTTCTGATTGTTGTTGCATCATCCAATGTTTTACCCTTGACCCACTCTGTAACAAGACTTGACGAAGCAATTGCTGACCCGCACCCATATGTCTTAAATTTGGCATCTGTTATAACTCCTGTTTTTTCATCTACTTTAATTTGTAACTTCATTACATCACCACATGCGGGTGCACCGACCATTCCTGTTCCTACGCTAGTATCATTTTTATCAAAACTTCCCACGTTACGTGGGTTTTCATAATGGTCAATTACTTGTTTTGAGTAAGCCATCTTTATTCTCCATTGGAATCGTTGTCTCTAAATTTTCTTGTCTTAGAGGATTATTTGCAAATTTAACTAAAAAGTTTTCCCAAGCTTCGTCCTCTTCTGGAGTAACTTCTTGGTCTAGGTAAAGATTTTTACATGTATTCATTTTTTACCTCCTATCTGTATTTATACATCATGATCATCATTCACAACTAACCATCCTAATTTTAATAAATCATCACGAATTTCGTCAGTTACTACACCTTCTCCCACATACCCATTTATGCCATCGTTATTTTCTTTACCTTCTTCATTTATACTTGGACTACCTTTTATTCCACTACAGTACCAATCAATATAGTCACCTTCTTCACGCATATCAGCAATTATACCACCAGCATATCGCCAACTACAGCCCCATGATTTACCACTTAATATTGGCCATACAAGATTGTGAATAAAGTTATTATTACATATAGCAGCATACAAGTTTTGTGCGTAAACCTCACTCACTTTGGCTTTGTCACAAATCCACTTAGTGGTAAGTAAATCATACTCCATATTATCTACTCTTGATTCAGGATCAACAAATTTACTTTGTTCCTGATTTATTATATCATCAAACATTTTAAGATAATCCTCATTCACACTTTGATCATTTTCGGCACATCGTTGTAGATATCTTTCTTTCTGAAAAGTGTTTCGTTTTGGGCTACGATTCATCATTTACCTCTATCCAAGTATAGTCACCTAACCATTTAACACGGGTAATATATTCATATTCAACAGGTGCTCCTGTACACCAATCATTAGGTCCTAAAAGACTTAATCTTGTACAATTAACCTTGTTATCGTATAATAAGTAGTATATATTACCATGATATATTTGAAAAGTATATTGGGCATTATGTACCATATCAGTAATATCCAATCTACGTTTGATGTCATTAGCTTGTTTTTCCAATACCTTAACCAAATCCATTATTCTTTCATACTCTTGTTGGGCATGTAGTCTTGCTACATTGACCATAATGTCTTTTTGTTTTTCGATAGGAATCAAATCGAACTTTGGACCACCTACTTCAGTTGGATAAGGAGTTATATTGCGATTAAAAAATTGCGTTATGCCTGTACCCAAATTTGCGTCGAAACTATTTCTTCCTTGAGCCAAATTGGTTTTAGGATTTTCCATTATTTAAAAAATATCAATGCCATTGCTACTGCTTGCGCCATAAAACCTAGTCCTATGGTTATTAGATTTAATCTATCTTTTTGAATAATAGCTTTCATAAACATTAAAGCTAAACCTGTCCATACTATGAGAACAAATTCTATAGGTGGCATTGTATCAGTTATTCCGAACATCAACCCGATTAAATTAGGTGCTGTGGCAGAATGAAAACATAGTACCGCCATCCAATGTATAGTTTCGCTTGATAAATGAGTTATTCTTTCTTTAAAGTCTTTACCGAAGTTTGTTAAAAAAGTTAATATAAAATTATAAATTTGCATTTTTATTACCTTTGATTATAAAAAATGTGATTACCTATTTTAGCTACACGTTTGTAAGGCCAATTTGGATTAATATACACAGCATGATAGTACAAAGAATATTTAAGTATATCAAGCCTAAAACCTTCCAGTAATACTTTTTTAGCAACAGCCATACTTTCATCAAATGCTTCTTTGTGTATAGGTTTAATTTTTATATTATTATCACAATACCAACTAAATTGACAAATCACTTTTTCCATTATAATATTTTTTTGGTAAACTACACTACATATATCTTTTGGAAAAGCATGATGATTTACTCTATTTAAAGTGACTTGTGCTATTCCTACTTTACTTTCAAATGGTTCATTAGCCCCTTCCCTATATATATTTAATGCTAAACAGTTTAAAGTTTTTTCTATTTCTGCTGTTGTCGGATTAATTGGAGCCGAATCATTGGCTTTATACACATTAAGTTTGTGTGTGGTAATATTAAATGTAAATACCAATACAATTAAAAAACCAAATAAATGGTAGATATTCTGTAAATATTTTGACACAATTACAATCTCCTTTTAGAATTATTTAAATAAGCCAACAGTCACAATTACACTCAATGACCTGAGCTATTGCATCGTCCACTGTTGAATTAGTTATAGTGCTTGACGTAAAGGTTAAATCAAGCAAAGTTGGTACAACCAACGTAGTATTTCCTAAGCTTCCTCGTGTTTTAGGAATGAATGATGTTAGTGTGCCTGTATTAAAAGTAGTCCTATTTCTAGAATTACCTGTTATATTACCTGTATTAAAAGGAGTCCTATCTCTAGGATTACCTGTTATAATATTAACATTACCTGAGGTAAAAGTTGTTATATTACCATCTATAACATTTGGATCCACAATAGTTCTATCTATAGTGATAGGTAACTCTTTTGTTATATTGTTAGTAACAATATCAGTTACATCATTTACTTTACTAAAATCAAATTGAACTGTATTCCCTGTAGCTAAATCTATTTGTAAATTACCCTTGTATTTTGTATCAAAAATAAATGTGGTTGTATTTATAACAGGAGTAACAACATTTTGAATTATATCTTCAGGCAATAGATATGGGCCAGATGGTACTATTGGAAGAATAACTTTAGTTTCACAATCTCCATTTAAAAAGGTAAGATTTGTTCCAACTATTCCTGCACCTGTACCTAAAATTAATCCTCCTTGACCAGGATCATAAACATAACTACCTTTTGGAGTAAGAGCTGAATTTGTGCTTGTCCACGATGGCAGAGTCCAAGTGGTAGCACAATCTTTTACAAATACCCCACTGCCCGCGCGGGCAATTGGAGCTGTACCATTTAATAATAATTTTTGATAATCGGCAAGGCTAATACCTTCTAGAACTGCAGGTATATTATTATATAAATCAGTGCCTAATATATTTAATCTAATTTGATTTCTAGCTTCTCTCATCATAGCAATTAAACTTTGACCGCCAACCGTTTTAATATTAGCAATAGCTTCTAGGGTCTGTACATGCATATGAGGTAATGTATTTTTAGCATATGTTGGTACACTATCCACAAAATTAATAATAGTGCCTGGATATGAATTTAAAAATACATCTTTTTTATTTGTGTCTACAATAGGAACACTACCAAGCCCTAAAAATCTAGCACGTTGTTCTACAGCTAATTGTGAACCGTATATTAAATAATTTATATTAAGCCAATCAGCTTTCTTTGTGTTTTTTTTGTAAATATTTCCTACTTCACTATTTGCTTGAGCAATATAATTTTGGCATACGCTTCCCATAGTTGAGGGCCAGTAATTATTTGCATTATTTATGTTAACTCCATTAGTTGCTTTTCCTTGATCCGTTACTGGTAAAGACTCGATCGGAGGCCCGTAAACTAAAACTGTTTCAACAGGTCTTGTTGGTTTAGTAGGCGTAGTGCTAAAATCTGTGCTTGTCCCATAATAAAATTGACCTCCGTTATTGATCTTAAAACCTACTCTACCATATGTACCTGCTCCTGCTGATCCTAAAGAATCACCTAAAAAGTATGAAGAAATAGTGGCCCTACAATTATTAGGAGACAAAGTTACTGGTGGAGGAGCTGCTCCTCCCCTACCATATCCTCCCCCGTCTGCGGTTGCCGTATATGTACAGGTATAGTACCAATCCACAATCAAGGGTTTGGCTGGAACACCTGGTTTAGTTGGAGTAGCAGGTACAGCAGGAACATAATTTTGTTTGACAACTTGTATATCTGTTTGAGTAACTACAATTTCTGCTCGTTCCCATTGTGTTGCCAAATAAAGTTGATCATAAATATTAAATAATTTTGTAGTTTCAAGTTGTTTTATAGCGTCATATGTATCTTTATGTGGATAAGGTAAAGCACTCATGCATCCAAAAAAATCACTAACTGTATAAGTGCCAAATGGCCCTGACCCTAGTGCCATGTAATTTGTTCCGAAAAAAGCTTCAATTTGATTTGTAGGCAATTCAGTCCCTGTATTTGTTAATTCTAAACCATTGTTTCCTTCTAGGCTATAAACAACCTGTCCAAATTTTTCAATATCCATTTTATCGATATTCTTTATTTGTTGCATTGAGTAAGAAAATGCCCCAGCAGTAATTGCTAAATCTGTCGGTAATATATTTCTTAAATATGAATCGAATCCAGGAATCAAATCTGAAATAACCACTTCCTTATCCACAATTTCTATTTCTTCGGGAACAGGTTGTCCAGGTAGTGTTAAAAATCCAACTTTTTCTTTAACTTGTGTTGAACTTAATTGCGAGTTAACCCCGCCATTCGTAAATAATAAATAAAATGTTTTAGAATTAGTTGGCCCTGTCGTAGTATTATATATAGGAACAGTTAATGAACCAAAACTTGTTGGGAACATTTTTTTGACATTAAGTAAGTCTGCAAGACTTGTTAAATTAGGAGTTGAACAATTTAGACCATTTAATATTTGTTGGAGATTTTGATCAATTATAATCAAAAAAGCTCCATATATAGCTTTTTCAACATTTGTTTCTAATTTTTTTACTTCTCCTGTAGTAATGGCAACTATTTGAGATTGTACTACTCCTGCTGCATTTAAGGCTAGTATAAGATCAGTTGTTATAATATTATTTTTATAAAGTGTTCTAAGTAGGTTACTTGGCAAACCAAATGAACTTATTGTTAATAAATCTAAACTTTTGCCTAGCGCCATTAAATCATTTCCAAATGCCTTTGATGCTATGTTGACATTAAATACATCACCTGTCATCAAATCATTCATATTGCTATATGTACCTTTAAGAAATCTGAAACTTTCGTAATTAGCATATATAGCGGCATTTGTGTATTCTAAAAAACTACAAGCTTGCATAAAACTTGCCAAAAATTCTTTATATTCAGGATGAGGTTTTGTAGGATAAGGTGTTTTTGCACTGTCGCCTGCTCCACCTCCATTATAATTAAACTGATTCCAAGCCTGCAATGCATTCAATCTAAAAAATCCCCATTGTGTAACACTATGATTCGATGAATTGGCAGATCCCCATGGTCGCCACTTTGCAGTTTGACCATTGCCATTACTAATCCCTGATAATGCATATCCTGTATTAGCAGGTGCATTTGTTTCAGTTTTTTTACTCATACTGCCGTTTGGATTTGTACTTCCAGACCACCATTCAGCAGGATCTGTTAAAATAAAATTTGGAGAAAGAGAATTTCCTAATGCAGGTATATCACCTGCAATAAGTAATAATTGATCATATAAATCATTTGTATAGGTTGGTCCACCTGATGCACCTCCTCCAAGAGATCCTCTTAAATAAGCATCGTTAATTGCCCATGTTAATTTTAATAAGCATGTATCACTTATTATTTTACCAAATGAATAATCTGTATTTGTTTTGCTTACACCAATATATTCCTCAACTATTGGGTTAATGTTTAGTCCGATATCCCGTAGGAAACTACCTAAAACATTCATTCCTAATGGAGTTTGTTTTCCTGTATCTGCCATTATGGGCAAAAAGTATCGCTACTTCCTTGGCTAATTCTATGACCACATGTATTCCCAGACCCTACACGTAATACTTGGCTGTTTTCTGCAAAAACGGTTGGACTACCCTCTGTTGTATTTGCTGCACTATGCGGAGGATGAGGTTTGCCAAATGGTTGGTGAGGACTAATTCTACTTACATGTAAACCTACAGGAATTCCGTTGCAAAATACTGTGCTTGCACCCCTAAGTATTTTACCTCCTGCATTATTAATATCTCCTAACCTACTTAATTGAGGCATAATTTTACCCTAGAACAATTTTTTTAGTTGGTACTGATATACCTGTTGTAGCTTCAATATATTTGTTTTTGACAGCATCTTCTGTGGCTCCGTACATAGTAACTGTATTAATATTTATCTTTATAATATCCTTGGTATCTGCGGTAAAAATAGTAGGTATTAAACTCATTCCTTGGCCAGTTGGCGCTATGCTTACAGGATCACTTATCTCTATCCAATCATTGTTGACTGCTAAAACTTTTGCAATACATTCTTCTCCAGTGTTTAACTTAAAACTATAAATTTTTCCTATTTCAAATTTCATTATGCTGCCTTTTCTAAATGTTTTTTTAATTCTTGAAAACCACCAATATATATCTCATCCAAATATATCTGCGGTACTGTTCTTGCAGTTGGAATGGCTTCCAACAATTCTTCTTTACTGTATCCATCACCTATCTTTTTTTCTTCTATTTCGTATCCTTTCTTTTTGAGTAGTTGTCTTGCTTGGTCACAATAGGGGCAATGATACTTACTCCACATTAGTGCTTTCATATTTTTTCTCCTTATAAACTTGGTAACTCATCGTAATCTAAATTGTCACTCATTACACCAATGACATAGTTTGTCGATTCATTTTCTTGTAATGCTGTTTGTTTTTTACTTGTGTCGCTGTGTTTATTAAACCATGGAATAGGTGTTGATTTTGGTGCATGTTCATTATACTTTATGCCAATTTCTTTTAATGCATTGTTTGCTGTATAATCAACAAAATCTTTAAGAATATTGGCGTTAAGTCCAATAACAGGGCCTTTCTTAAACAAATACTCAGCCCATTGTTTTTCTTCTTGGATTACGCCTAAATACATGGCATATACTTCTTGCTCACATTCTTGTTTTGCTTTTACGAATCTACTATCTTCTTTTACTACTTGGTTGATAATATATGCTGTCCATTCTTTGTGTAACAATTCATCTTGTAAAATTAAACTGATGATATTACCATTGCCAATAAAAATTTTATTCTCTACCATTGCTAGACTTGTAGCAAACGATACCATAAAGCGCAAGGCCTCTAAAGCATAACTGGCATTGAGTGCTAACCAGATCGCTCGAATATGTATTTCTTCGTTTACATCAGGCTTACCTAATTCTTTCAAACAATTAATTTCATGTAATCTATCATAGTATCGCCCAACATTTGCAGCCATATCTACTATCTCTCTGGTATCGTGAATTGAATTGAAAACTTCTTTAGGCACGTTATAGATGTTACGAATAATATGGCTGTAACTACGGCTATGTATATTAGTTTCAAAAAAACTCCAATTATATACCAATGCCTCTAGTTCAGGTAAACTAATAACAGGAGTAAAAATTTGACTTGGCCCTCTTCCTTGTAAACTGTCCAATGCAGTTTGTCTTAGCAAATTGCTTGTAAAAATGTGTTTTACTGCATCACTTGCATCTTTAAAATCTTGTGCGTCTTTTGTTAAACTAACCTCTTCAGGAACCCAAAAGAATCCACGTGCTGTTTGTTCTAGTTTTTGTATTTTAGGATATTTTACTTCCTCAAATCGCTGTATTGTGACAGGCCCCTCATCGTCTAAAAACATTTTACGATGTAAATAATCTGTCTTAGTTTGTAAGTTATATTGTTGTATAGACATTTATTTTCTTCCTTGGTTATTCTACTTTTCTTACAGCTTTTTGATCATAATACACATGCATCACAATTTTCATCAAGTTCTTCCGATGGTTTATATTGTTTATTTTCTTTTACTACGTCCTCTATTTTGGACCCTGATTTATTTATAAGTGAGTAGTAAAAGGTCTTTATACCATAATAATGTGCTAACATTAAATTCTTGGCAATAGTTGTAGTTGGTACTTTACGATTTGGAAAATGTGCAGGATTATAAAATGTATTTGTACTAATACTTTGATCGACATACGCCTGCAATACTGCTGCTGTTTTCAGATAATTTAAACAATCATTTTGCTCCCACATTAACTGGTACTTATTTTTAAGTTTATGATATTCTGGAACAACTTGTGTCAAACTAGCAGCTTTACTTTCTTTTACTGTAATTAAACTCATGGGCATTTCAATACCATTCGTACTATTAATAACTACGCTACTACTTTCTACTGGTGCTATTGCCATTAATGTAGCATTACGAACTCCGTATTTTTTCATGTTTTCACGTAGTATTTCCCAATCTAATTCTGGAGTGAAACTAGCTAAATCATTCACACCCTTCGCTCTGCGTTCCCATGGGAAAATACCACGCCCATAAAAAGTCTTATCGCTATCTGAACATTTACCACGTTCTTTGGCCAATTCTACAGTAGCTTCAGTAAGATAATATGCCTGATGCTCCATCCAAGATTTTACTTCTTGTAATGAATCCTTCTGTCCATACTTTAGCCCACGTTTGGCATGCCAATACGCAAGATTTGTAACACCTATGCCAAGTGGTTGTATTTCATCATTACTTAACTTAGATTGTATAGATAAAAAGTCTTGGTAATCAAGTATATTACAAAGGCTACGCTGCAATACACGACAAGCCCTACGCATATCTTCGGGATTACGGAAAGCACCCCAGTTGATTGATCCCAATGTGCATAATGCGATACGGCCATTACTGTCATCCAAACGCTTAAAGGGCTTAGTAGGAAGTAAAATTTCACAACATAAATTTGACTGATAGATTGTGTGGTAATCAGGATCGAATGGTCCTTGATTCATTACGTTGTCAATGAATACAAGATAAATTCTACCTGTATCAGTACGCTCCTTTAATATACCACTCTTAAAAACTTCTTCGGCTGACATAGTTTTCTTACGCAAGCCTTTTTGTTTTTCATATTTTAAATATAATTCCTCAAACTTTTCTGTATTTGAATAGAATACTTCATATAGATCAGGTACTTCATTTGGATCGAAGAATGTTATATTTTCTTTGTTTTTGAATCTTCTCCAAAAGAAACTCGAAAGGACAACCCCATAATCCATATGTCGGACCCTGGTTTCTTCGGTTCCTTGATTGTTTTTAAGTACAATAAGATCATCAAACTGATGATGCCAAATAGGATAGAATACAGTAGCACTTGCATTGCGAATACCTCCTTGACTGCAACTACGTAAATCACCGAACCACTTCTTTAAAAATGGAATCATACCGGTGTGCATGATTTCACCACCACGAATAGGGCTACCTAGTGGTCTTAATCTACCAATCTCTAACCCAATACCAGCACGTTTGCTAGCATACTTAGCCATCATTTCTCCACTAGCAAAGATTGAGTCCAAATCATCATCACTGCGGATAAGAACGCAACTACTAAACTGTTTAGTGGGTGTGCCCAAACCAGCCAATACAGGAGTGGCAAGAGTAAATAAACCGTCTGATGCTGCATTATAATACTCCTTAATATACTTCATTCTAGCACTATTTGGTTCTTCTTTATGAAACACTGTCGCTGCTGCAATCATATAACGTATTTGGGGTGTCTCATAAATGTCTTTTGTGCTACGATTACGCACAAGATATTTTTCAATTAATTGTTCTATTGCAGCATATGAATATTCTTCGTCCTTGCTATGGTCAAGCATATCATTCATTCTATTCCAATCTTCTAGGGTATACCATTCTAATAACTCTGGAGTGTATAATCCAACATTAATGTTTTTCTTTACAATATCAAATATATGCGGCACATTATAATCGCCGTATACATCTTTTCTTAACATACTAAGACGTTGTTTTCCTGCCACATATTGATAATTGGTATGCCCAATGATTGGGTTATGCTCTACATCAATTAAATTTACTACTGCACGTAATGTAATTTCATCTATTTCTCTTGTAGAGATTCCATCATAAAAGTGTGGTTGTGCTTTTATTTCTATCATACTTTGGCTAACATCTGCTATTCCATTACATATGTTTGTTATTTGTGCTTGCCATTTTTCTAAATTTAATAGTTCTTTCTGCCCTGACCTTTTTATAACTTGTATTTGCATATTTTATCCCGTCTTAAGTAGTATACATTGAAAATTTGAATGAATCAATATTTAGCGGGTATAAACAACTTATACACGCTACATATTTTACTGCCTGTAATATACTACTTTTTAACTGTTTTCTTAATATGTTTTATAATATTATTACATAAGTCTTTGATTTCCTTATCAGATAAATTCATTAATTTATCATTATTAGCCTCTGCGATATATCTATCGAAGTCAGCTAACCCATAGGGCATATAATCACGTTCTTTATCATTTACAATATTAAAGTGATCAGGATATGTAAAGTTTGTAGTATTAGAACCTCCCATAACCACAGTACCTGGAATATTAAAACTACGTGCAAAATGTTGTCCTGAACCATCTACTCCTAAGAAGTAATCACATTGTGACAAAATAGATGCCAGCGAACGAACATCAGTAGGCCATAGTTGAATAAAATCTGTTGGACTCAGTACAGGAATATCTCTATCAGTAATCAACCAAATACCATATCCTTGAAGTTTTAATCTCTTTATTATTTCTTTGCATAACTTAAGTCTCATAGACCTACAAGATTTATCCTTAACTTCATTTTCTAAGAATTCGACATCTTTACTAAATGGTTGAAAAGCAATTATGGTATTAAAATAATTTCTTTTCACACTTAATCCAACTTTACTTTCATGTTCCTGTATATACATTTTTGGAACAGGCATAGGATCTTTATCACCGTTGATTTCTTGATTCCAAGCATCAACAAGATGAATTTTTCCATTTAAAAAATCAATATTGTAATAAGGGTCTGGTTTAATTATTTTTGTATTTTTAATTCTATTAAAAAGGTCTTTAGTATGATTATCAAAAATAAAATTAGATAATTTTTTATTGCCCCAAAAAATTGGGCCAAATTCATGCACTACTATTGTACAATCTGGGTTATTTGTTACAAACTTTTCTAAAGCTGGAATAGATGTAAAAACCTTACTCAATTCGCCTTCAATAATTAATGTTTTTTTCATAATTTACATTCCGTTAATGTTTTATCGTGCCCTAATATACCATAGGGAAAGGTATTAAAACTTATACTTACTCTAGTCTGATCTACCTGTACAGCATCTACTCGGTGTGTTGTACCTGAGGGAAAAAGAAGTAATGTGTTTTCCTCTGCTTCAAACCACCAATCATCACTATTAAATTGATTAAATGTTTCTGTTGGTATTTCTAGTTGTTTGTATTCAGCTTTAAGAAAATAAATTCTATCTGTAGCAAGATCACTTTGTAGATAAAAAACACCACTTATAAAGCTATTTGGATGAGCATGAGCATGATGCCATTGTCCTTTCTCACTATAGTTAGCCCAACATTGTGTTATACGTAAAGATAGTGGATTTATAGGAACATAAACATTTTTTAAAAATGTTTCTACACTGTTTTCAAAAAACTTTTTTAATCTGTTCATTTTTTTATGTTCTAATAAGTAATGATCAGCACTTGTCATATTACCTTGATTTGGTCTGCGTTCTAGCGAAAGAATAAAATCTTTTTCAGTTTTTGTGACAGGTTTATCCAATTTAAATATTCCAATTGGTTTTGGAAATAAACTATAAATTTGAAAATTCATTACCAACTCCAACTTACATAACTATATCTTATACCTTTAGTAACAGGTTTTACACCATGTGGAAATAAAAAATTGCTTGGAAAAATAACAAGTCCACCTTCTTTTAAGTCTAATGGTTCATCATTCAATATAAATAATTGACCACCTTCATAATTATTATTAAGACTTCCCAAAATAGTTAATATAGGTACACCTTTATTAACCCCATCAAATAAAGTTTGTATATGATCACAATGTTTCCTCATTTCTGTTCTAACATCATATCTATTCCATCTGATCGGTGAAAAATCCTGTAAGGCGCCAAACCAATTTATATTTATGTAGGATAGATAATCTTTTAAAGCAAAACTTATTTTTTGTTCTATTATAGTTTTTTCTGATATTTCATCACTAGAAATATGTAGGTCGTTTTCATACTGCGTATTTTTATTTGTTATATGGTCATTATAGCTATGTTTACTCCAAGGAATTTTGTTAAGTTTTTTAACAACTTTTTTACAAAAATTTGGCTCTAAAAAATCATTATATAACTTTATATAATCTTTTAGATTATAAGATAGCCCGTCTAATTTTATATTTTGATTATGAATTATCATAGCAATATTTACTTTGCTACAACTTCACTAAAAAAATTAATATACCCAAGAAATATAACTGTACCTAGTACCTTTAGTTACTTTAGTTATAAAATATGGATACAAAAAGTTACCAGGAAACATTACGATTTGACCCTTTTTAAATTTAAGTGGTTCATCTATTAACATAAATTCTCCACCTTCAAAATCATCATTTAATAGTCCTATTACTGTAAAAATTGGATTATTTGTTTGTCCATCATCGCCAGTTACACTATTATGGTCACACCTAATTTCCATTTTTTTATTTGATTTAATTCTATTAAATTTGACCATTGTATGTCCGTTATATTGAGTGAACCATGGGTAATTTCCACTGTACACATAATTTTTTATTATAGGATCTAAACTTCTAGTAATATTCCACTCGATTTCTGTATTTGATAAGTATGAAGTTTCAATACCATTTTCTTTTTTCCACTGAGTGGTGTCTTTTGTTAATAGTTCTAAAGCTTGATCACAGAATTCTAATTCTGTAAATTCAAACATTTTAATAAAATTAATTAAATTGGGCTGTAATATCATATATCACCATAAATTTCTAACGTTGTATTTAATAAATTGTCTTGTACCCAAATCATATTTTCTTCATCCCAATAATATGTATTTCCATCATTGGGTTCAGGAATAGGAGCTGCCCAATCTTTTGTAATAGGGTCAATTGACCAACTTGGAAATGGTTTAGGTAATAAAAATACATCAAGGTCAGGATCATAAGTGCCGCCTATAACTGCATACCGTGCTCTAATATTATTATTATAGCTTGTTTGTTTGTAGATTTTATCTTCACCAAACAAGTTTTTAAGATATTCTATACCTATATGTTCGTGTTCAATACCATTGTCATCTACCACATCATTGTTATCTACTTTAACAACATTAATAACAATATTATTATTATCTAATTCTGCAAAATGTGCCATTTTTAATTCCAAGTAAAAGAACCTGCACCTGTAAATGTGTGGAATGTATATCCGCCACTAGTTGATACACTACCACCTGTTGCAATTTGTGGTCCTGGATAACCTACAATAACAATACCTGATCCACCTGCTCCACCTACTCCGCCTCTACCAGACCCACCGCCTCCACCTGTATTAGGTGAACCAGCTTGGCCTGTATTGGCGGGAGTATTTGCAGCACTACCACCGCCTCCTGATCCACCGCCTCCTGCAAATCCACCAGAAGGAGGGCTCCCTCCCCCAGTACCACCGCCACCGCCCCCTACCGTAACAATAGATCTCCAAGTTATACCAGACCCGCCTGCGCCTCCCGTCCCTGGCGCAGGTTGAGTACCTCCAGCTGCTCCAATCCCGCCACCACCTCCGCCAACACCTGGACGACCCACACCCCCCGCATTACCTTGCGTAACTGCAACTCCTTGATTACCCGTAGCTGCTCCTCCTGGCCTAGTAATGGGAGGGCTTGATAAATTACTACCTCCACCGCACCCACCAGTGCCTCCTATGTTTGGAGCTATACCAAAAACTCCGCCACCTCCGCCACCTAATCCTGACATTGTACCAAAAGGTCCTGATAAAGATGAATTTCCACCAGTACCGCCTACCAATGGTGTACCGCCAGGTGGATATCGTCCAGCGCTGCCGCCCCCGCCGATGCTAACAGGAAAACTGCCTCCTGGACTGTAAGGGATGACTACAGCAGAAGGATTGACACCACTTCCAAACGGTGAATTTATATTTGTACGAATACTACCAGCACCACCTCCTCCACCAGTGTTAGCACCACCTCCTCCACCGCCAGCTACAATCATGTATTCAGCAACAATAGCAGGACCAGGAGATTTACCATAAAAATCGCTCATTTTAATAGTACCAGAAGGAACACCTGCTAATGTTCTATATGTGGGACTGTTAATACTACTGTTAGGATTGGTTCCTGATACTCCTAATTCAACGTTAATTGCATTAAATGATATCGGCCCCGATGGTGGTAATACCATTTTACTCTCCTTTCTCTACACAATTGACATAAACAACATTTGATGAAGTACTAAAACATTCATACTTTTTAAGTTCTTCAACTTGACTTGATAATTCTTTAATACCCTCTACAAGTAAAGGTATGACTTTTTCATACCAAATTGTGTAATATTTATCATCAATAGGTGCCGTTGTTACAACTTCTGGTAAAATATTTAACATTTCTTGTGCGCTTAATCCTACTTCACGCTGTTTACTATAACCCAATGATACTGCAACATCATTGGCTTCATAAAAGAAACCTTGTAGTTGTTTTATTTTAGCTAAAGCATTTTCAATATTTCCTAATTTTGTTTTTAATCTATCATCAGAATAATAAGCTGTTATATTATTTGTAGCACGAATTTCTCCTGTCACTGCTGAACCTGCTGTACCAACTCCCAAACTATTAAATTGCACATCATTACTTGTACCTAAACTTTGTGGAGTAGATAATGTAATAGTTCCTGCACCATTGGTAACTGTTATTTGGTTTGCAGTACCTGTTATACCTGCTGCTACATATGTAGTGCCGTTACCAATTGGAATTTGTCCGTTAGTTGGAGTGGATGTTATACCCAAACCACCTCTTCCCACACCTAATGTACCTGTAGCTATGTTACTAGCATTAAGTTGACTTAGACCATTTCCATTACCAGTAATTAAATCAGTAACATTTAATGTACCATTAATATTTGCCCCTGTACTTGTAAATATTACTTCGTTTGCAGAACCACCTATGCTAAAATTAATATTACCATTAGCAGTTGGTATATTAATATTACTATTTCCATTTGCTAAAGGAAATGATACACTAGCAGATATACCTGTTAATTGACTACCATTACCTATATAAAAATTAGCAGTAATATTACCATCGGCATTTCTTTGTACAATCGTATTTGCTGTAGCTGATTGACTTGGAGTATTTCCTTGTAACGCATTTGAGTTAAGATTGGCTACAACTGTAGTTGAAGTTACGACTAAAGGAGCTGTGCCTGTAGATACGTTACTTATCAGTTGCGGAGCAGTAACATTTGCTGTTGCTAGTACCTGTGCTGTTCCCAAATTATTTACGTTGGCATTACCTGTTGCGTTTAATGTTCCTGTAACATTAACACCTGTAGCAGTTGTAATTAAAACATTAGCTGTACCACCAACGCTTATGTTTATATTACCATTTGCTGCAGGTGCATTAATATTACTATTTCCATTAGCTAATGGAAAACCTGCACTTGCAGATATACCTGTTAGTTGGCTACCATTACCTATATAAAAATTAGCAGTAATATTACCATCGGCATTTCTTTGTACAATCGTATTTGCTGTGGCTGATTGACTTGGAGTATTTCCTTGTAACGCATTTGCGTTTAAATTTGCAACTACAGTTGTTGATGCAACAACAAATGGTGCAGTTCCTGTTGTTACGTTTGATTCTAATGTACTTGCAACAACTTTTGTTGCATTAAGATTACCTACATTGGCATTAGCCGTACCTATAGAGAACAATCCGTTGGCTGTTATTGTTGTTATATTGGATATTGCTTGTGTGTCGGAAATAACAATATTTCCAGTGACTTTTATTGCCATCTTCGCTCTCCTAAGAACTCGGCATCAAAAGTTATTAAACAATTGATACTAATATAATATTTAGTCCAATTAGGGTACTTTTACCACTTCTCGCAAATCTCTCTCAATTAAATTTTTAAAATGTTCGGGAATATCATTTCTATCTTTCATTAATAACAATGATTCTTTTGATTGTTTGTAAAAACTATTGTACCAAGCTGTAATTGCTTTAAAATATTCTAGTCCATATATTCCAGGATATTGTAAATTTGTCAATGGTTTAGTAGTATCTGTTGAAACAGATAAACCAATAGTAGCGTATAAATAACTTGCTTGATAATCTTTATTGTTATAATGATGTTCTGCAAACAAATAGTAAGCTTCAGGTCGTTTAGGATTTACTGTGATTGCACGATTATACAATCCAGCTACGGTAAAATTTCTATTTTTTTGATGTTCAAAACATTTAGCCATTTTAATCAAAGATTCATATTGTAAATCAATATCTTCAGTTCTTTCTGCTGCTCTTAGATAGTAACTTACTGCTGCTGCTGTTTGTCCTTGATTATGATAATCTACTCCTAACCAAAAATTAGTAATTGGGTTGTTAGGATCATCAATAAATTTTTGTAAATTATTAAATTTTTGCTCCACTTTAATAGGGTTAGGAAATAAAAACTTTTCTACATTTGGTAAATCAAATATTTGTTTAGGCAACAAACTTCTATCATATTTTTTGTATAAATTACGTTTTGCTTTTAATGGTTTAGTCAACTCTTTTTCTAACAAAGATGCTGTTTCATTTGACAGGTTATTAACAGCGTCTAAGTTCCCTGAATGACCATAATTAGTTGCTTTAAGTAATTTGCTTGTAGTATCACCCATCCAAGTAAAATGCCAACCTAAATCCTCTACACGCTTATTATTTTCTGCAATATAAACAACTGGATAACTTTGTTGCATTCCTGATCTGTAAGTGTTGGGTCTTTGTTTTCTAAGATGACTTGGTAATGCAAAATACATTGATTTATCCCACGGTATATTGTTACCTGCCTCATCAACTAATCTATGATCCCCTTGTCCTTCTAACAAAACCAATGGTATCTTTATTAATTTATCAGGATTTTCTCTAGTTAACCTTGACAAGTATTCTACATGATTAGGATTAATTATCTCATCAATATCGCTAATTATGAAAACTGTATCTTCATCAAATTCATTAAAAACGTGATGTAAACTATCTCTCTGAAGTCTTTCCCTTACCCAAGCTAATACACTCTTACTATCATTTGCCATATCAGAATGAATAGTATCAATAGGTAATATCTCTTTAGACAAATCTCTTGTTTGAAAGTCATTTTTTAATACTCTTACTTTAGTTTTGTCAATTTTTAATTTATCAAAATGCTTTTCTAAAGAAAACTCTTTTTTCTTACCAGCAAAAGTTACGTTTGATTCACTCACAATAAACAAATCTACTACATCTTTAAGCATATTATATCGTAACTCAAACAATTCTATTTCGTTAAAATACATAGTGTAGTCAACTATCTTAATTTTCTTAAATTCAGGTAGTAAAAAGTTTCTAACTCTAGGTAATTTAAAAATTTCTTTTGGTAATAATTCCGTAGGGTATGGTTTAATATGGTAATTATATTTGGAACCAATTTCTTTATACTCACCACTAAGTATTTTTTTTGTTTCAGCACTTAAATTGTTAATATGTTCAATAGCTGCACTATGCAATGTTGATTGAAGCTTTAGTCTTTTACGTTCTATATCTCCCATCCAAGTAAAATGCCAACCTAAATCTTCAACAACAACACCATTTTCTGTGATTGTAATAGCAGGGTATGGATTTTCAAATTCGCTTCGTAAACTAGCAAAACCTTTTGTTTTAACTTGTTGCTTAGTACAAAACATTAATGACCTATTCCATTGTACAGGTATATTGTTTTCATCATATACTCTACGGTCAGCACTTCCTTCTAACAAAACAATTGGAATCTTAATTATATTATTTGGATGTTCGCTTGATACTGTAGCAATATATCTTACTGCATCAGGTTTAGGAATTTCATCAACATCACTATGCATAAAGATAGTATCATCAGGAAACTTGTCAATTATATCTAATAAGGCATCTTTTTGTTTACGCAACCTAGTAAAATTTTTAATACTACTTAATTTTTCTATTCTTCTTGCATCATACGCATCTAATGGATGTGTGTCTAAGTGTTCATCACTTGTATTTACCTCTAATACAATGAATTTATCCATATCTAAACCAAGCTCTTTAATAAGCTTAGTTCCTGTAAATGGTTTAGGAATACCAGTAAACGTATGATTTGCTTCGCTTATAACAAAATAATCAACAACATCCTTTAGCATATGATAACGCAGTTCTAACAATTCTGCGTCATTATTAAACATAAAATTATCAACAATAATCATATTAACCTATCTTAATAAATTGCGGTAAAAGAGATTTTGGCATTTTTAAAATAAATGCTGCGTTATCTTGAAACCCAAAACTAATCAGTAAATTATCTTTATATTCTGCCATACCAGCACAAAACTCTATTTCACCTGTCATGAAATGAAACATTTCACTTGTAGCAGTTAAATTATAATTTTTATCCCAATATACGAACCTATGACGATATTTTCCGTCTTTTCTACCTTGTATATCGTTATAAAGATTTACTTCATGTGTAATTGCGAGATGTCCATCTTGCCAAGGAATAACTTGACTACTACCTCTTAGATCATTAGGTAGTGGTAACCTTTTTGATTCATCTAATATAACTGTTGTACATGTATTATCAACAATATTTGCGTATACAACTTCAGTAGGATTAGTCCATTTTACAAAATGATATGGTTTATCATTTATGGGCATCCAATTTTTTTCACAATAGCTTAAGTTTTTACCTGGAGCTGGTATTTTATGTCTGTTAACTTCTTTTACATAATCCAAACCAATTTCAATTTCTTGTAATTGCATACGGCCTGAACCTTTAGTATTATCATCTCTACGTACACCACACAAATAATATTTGTTATCCCATTTAAACAATCTGCAATCTTCTAGACCAATAAAGTGCCATTGTGGTTGTTGGTCTAATTTTGATGTATCTACTTTATGAAATTGCTCCATTTCTAAATTTTCATTAAACCTCAACAAAAAATTCTTTGTTGTTAATGTCATATCATTTTCAGGGTGCAAATATTGTAATGGGCCCCATGGGTGAGCAAAAACTTTAGTTTCGCTATGATATAATGTGTAGTTTATATGTCGTAGATTACATAAAATTTTGTCATTATCAACAAAAATTGATGGATTCATCAAACCAGTACCACCTGTATATTCTTCTGGTAATATAATAGGGTGTATTGAACCACCATTTTCTATAATATATTTTACAATACCTTTTTCAGCTATATTTTTATCCATACTTATCTCAAGATTACCTTTTATTTAGTGCTTAAAATAGTCTATGATTAAAAATGAACTTCTTTCCAAACTTGATTAACTTCGTCCCATTCGTAATTTATTGTATCGGTAGGTTCGGGCACAGGAATAGGTGGATCCCAATCATAAGTAGATAAATTTAATATCCAACTTGCAAATGGTTTAGGTGGTATAAAAGCATCTAATATTGCATCATATGTATAGCCTATGCCTGCATAGTTTCCTCTAAAGTTTTTATTATAGCTTGTTTGTTTCCAATTAGTGTGACCACCTGACCACTTAATCAAAAAGTTTATACCTAAGGATTCTTGTTCTATTCCATTTTCATCAAGTAATACATTATTGTTAACTACGTTGACTTCAATAACAATATTATTTTCATCTAATTTTGCGAAATGTGCCATAATTAAAAAAGGATTGATCCATTACCTGTAAATGTATAAGTTACATAACCTGCATCGTATGTAATTGAGGGAGCTCCTGTAGTTTCCACTGCTAATCTAAAATTAAGTGGATATCTAATTACAACGATACCTGATCCACCTGATCTTGATGGAGTTGGAGAAGAAAGAGGACTTCCTGCTCCTCCACCAGTGAATGCTGCACCATTTACCGGACCAAGTCCTCCTCCCCCTTTGGCAGGATTAGTACCTGGTCCACCGCCTCCACCTGCATACCACCCTCCAGTTATAGGACTTTGTAATCCGTCTCCTCCTTTTCCTCTGTTAGCGAGTCCAGGAGAAGGTGGACCTGGCGTTGCGCTGCCACCTGCCTCACCTGCACCACCGCCTCCACCTGAAGTTGGTCCAGAGGATGTTAAATTTGCCCCACCATTGTTACCTTGCCCAGGTGTTCCAGGTCCTCCTGACCTGGCTGGTGGACCTCCAGGTGCACCACCGCCACTTCCACCGCTAGCATTAGTACCAGCACCTCCACCTATCGCTATTTGGGTGTGAAAACTACTATTAGAACCATTTACGGATCCTGTTCCACCACCACCTACAGTAATATTATATAAAGTACCAGGTACTATAGTCAAAAAGGTATTGTTAATCATTCCACCTCCACCACCTCCTCCAGTTGAATACGATGTTCCTCCACTTCTTGAAGGAGAGCCGCCGCCACCTGCTACAACTAAACACTGTACAAAAGGCGGGGGGGAAGTATTTGTTAGTGAAGATAATGCTATTCCTGTCATAAAACTGATCCTGTTACAAAACAAGTATTTGCTGTTGTAAATAGTACGCTGGCAACACCACGTGTTAATAAAGTAAGACTTGCATAGTCTGCATTTATCCCTGTTATATATGCAGTATTAATATTACATGTTATTGTAACATTACCTGCTGTATTATTTACAATAGTAATAATATCACCTGATACAAAGGTATTATTAGGTATAATTATACTTCCTCCGGAATCTACTTGAACAAATTTACCTACATCCGTAGTTGCAAGAGTGTAACTACTTACTTGATTTCCAACCGCTGGAATATTAATAAATCCTGTTCCTTGTAGCCCTTGTGTGCCTTGACTACCCCCACCTTGTAAACCTTGTAAACCTTGTGCTCCTTGAATACCTTGTGTTCCTTGACTGCCTCCACCCTGTAAACCTTGTCTACCTTGTGCTCCTTGTAGGCTTTGCACTCCCTGTAGTCCCTGAACCCCTTGAGCTCCAACATAACTGCCACTTAATAAATCTGCTATGCTAATGGAAGACATTATTTTTCCTTATTATTTGTTTTATTTATAAGATTTTTTTGCAAATCTTTTATGATTTCTGATTGTTGTTTTACTGCTTCAACAAGTAATGCTATAATACCGTTGTAAGATACTGTTTTATCTCCATTATCCGTTGTATTTACTAGTTCAGGTAAAACTTTTTCTACATGTTGAGCAATAACACCCACACTTGCTTTACCTGAATCTGCAAACTTAAATTTCCATCCTGATATCGCTGCAAGTAAATCTAATGGATTGGACAATTGCTCAAAATCAGTTTTTAATCTCACATCAGACAATGTATTTACATTTGTAGCAGATAAATCACCTGTACTTGGATTAAAGTATAATTTTGTTGTTGTTACAGTAGCGGTTTGTGAACTACCTGCTGCTGATACCATTACTGGATAAAAACTTGCATTGGTTGTTATATCATTAGTTGCGTTAATAGAAGTTCCTGGTCCTGCTGCACCCTGTAAACCTTGTGTACCTTGGATACTTTGTAGACCTTGTGTTCCCTGCGTTCCTTGTGTACCTGCTCCTGTCAATCCCTGTAAACCTTGTGTACCTTGGATACTTTGTAGACCTTGTGTTCCCTGCGTTCCTTGTGTACCTGCTCCTGTCAATCCCTGTAAACCTTGTGTGCCCTGTGTACCTTGTAGACCTTGCAAACCCTGTACACCTTGTGCTCCTTGAGTTCCTTGTGTACCTGCTCCTGTTAATCCCTGTAAACCTTGTGTACCTTGTATACTTTGTAGACCTTGTGTTCCTTGTGTTCCTTGCGTTCCTTGTGTTCCTGCACCTGTTGATCCTTGAATCCCTAAAAGTCCCTGTACACCCTGTACACCTTGTGTACCTTGAATACTTTGTGGACCTTGCAGACCTAGTAATCCTT